TGGCCCTCCTCAACTTACTCGGCGTAGTGCAGCACGCCATCGGCAACCTCAACTTAAACGATCCACCAGCCGCGCTCCGAACACTGTTGCGGGGGCTGGAGTTCTACGACCAGGCAGTCGAAAACGAAAAGAAGTGCGCGGCTAAGGAGGCCGCTTAGTCATGCCGTTCAAACCAGCAACCAAAGAAGTCGGATTCGTGAAGGGAAGTATGTTCGGGCCGAACGGCACGGGCAAAACCACGCTGCTCGCCATGCTGCTCATCTATTTGTCAAAGACCTATCACAACAGCGCGCCCGTCGCCTGGTTAGCTTCGGAGAAGGGCGTCGATTTCGTGCTCGACATCTTCAAGGCGGAAGGCGTACCGCTGCTGCTCAACCGTTCGCGTTCGTTTCTCGATCTGCGGGCCGCATCAAAAGATGCGATCAAAGAGGGCTGCTGCGCGGTGGGCGTCGATTCCGTCTCTCACTACTGGCAGGACTTGTTTACCGAAGGCATGAAGGCCAAGGGGCCGCGACTGGCGCGGATCGGGCGCATCAAGGAAGAGTGGGCGCCATTCGCTCAAGACTTCCAGGACTCGAACATTCACTACCTGGTGACGGGGCGCATGGGCTTCATCTGGGATGAAGTCGAGTTGCTGAACGAGCGCGGCGAGATGGAGAAGGAAATCTCGAAGGGCGGCACGAAGATCAAGGCGGAAGGCGACTTCGGCCACGAGCCGGACCTGGAGATCGAGACGGCGCGGATGGACGATCCCGACCTGGTGCGCTTCGACCAAGTGCGTGGGCGGGCACGGCGCAACTTCAAATCGCAGATGATCCACGTCGCCACGGTGAAAAAGTGCCGGGTGTGGGCTCTCAACGGAAAAGCCTTCACCTGGAAGGACCAGTCCGCATACAAGCCGGGATATTTCCAACAGGTCGCGGCATCGTTTCAGCCCTACTTCGATTCCATCGCCATCGGCGGCGGGCATGCCATCGCAAAATCGGAGCGCGGCGGCGCGGAAGTTCTGTTTCAATCAAACAGCGAATCGAGTGCCCACGAAGCCCACATTCAGCGCAAGTGCTTCCTGGAAGAACTGGACAATGAACTTTCGCATTGCTTCCCCGGTGGCGAGAAGCGGTCGAAGATCGACGCCATGTATCGCAACCTGACGCTTGAATTCCTCAACGGGTTCACTTCGTGGACGCGGATGGAAGAGGAAGTGCCGACGATCAACCTGCGGCGCAATGCGCTGATTGTCAAAGCGCTGCGGGCGCGGATGGATGCAGGCGAGAAGATCACCGACCAGGCCTCGTTCGCCGCACTCATGCACCTGTCGAGTGATGACGTGCTCAAACCAGGGCACGGAGTCACACTGATGGAACTCATGTTGGCGAAGAGCGTGGACGCGGTAAAGCCGAAGGGACCGCAACCCATCGTCCCCATCATGGATAATTGGCCGAATCGGGAAATCGCCGGAGACTAAGATTGCTGGAACCTTACGGTGCTCAGGTGAACCGTCACAATTCCACCTTCCCGGCCCTCCACAGATGGGCTTGCGACGCCGGGAATAAACAGGAACGTCCGAGGGGAGGGGCGGACGTTCTAAACAACTTAACGACAGGAAGACTGATCATGGCACCCGAACTTTGTTTCTGCGGCGAAGAGTTAGACTACGCGGGCGAATGCTAGCAGGGAAGGATTACCGGCGGGCATCAGGGCAACTGCATCATCTGTGGCGAGAACGCACTGCTTGACGGCGAACGTTGCTGCTCGGCAGAGTGCGACGAGATGGCCGCTGCAGAATCCGCGGCGCGGCTCGAAGACGATCCCACATGGAAGGCGCAACTCGAAGCCGAAGGGCTGATGTAACAGCCAGGTCGAAACCGGGTTTAAGTCTGGAGGGTCAGCGTGCTCAGACCTTCGAGAATGCGGCGGACGTCTTCCCTCAGACGGGGGCTCTGGGTCAGTTGGTTGACCTGCTCCATCAGTTCGGAAAGGAGTTGATCACGGGTCATGGCTTCTTCGCCTCCACAAAAAATCGGACTCCCTCGTGCCGGCACTTGATCTCCGACAATCCCGCCTGCTGCAAAGCCTTCTCCATCCCGCGCTCCGTCTGGCAACACTCGCTCTTGCCGCCCACCGTCCACACTTTCCCAGTGCAGTGGAATACGAAACCGTTCAGCAAGACAAACATTCGGAACAACATCGCCTTCGGACTGGGGAACGCCTGACGAAACTCGCTGCAGGTGAATCTAGGGCTGTGCAGCGTGGCCCGGAAGATGCCTCCTGAATGGAGAACGCGGTGGATCTCGGAAAGGGTTTTCGGGATATGCATATAGGGCAAGGCTATGGAGCACACGACGGAGGAGACGCTCGAATCGGGCAAGGGCAGGGCTTCGCCTCGTCCGTGAAGATAGCGCCAGCCGCGGGATGAGTTCTTCTGGCGGGCCAGTTCTAAAGCGGAATCGTTGATGTCCACTCCTATGAGGGAGGATTCTTCCGGGATGCCGAATTTTCGCCAGGAGTCGCCGGCGCCGCAACCTAAATCTAGGATCATGGTGCTCATGGTCTATGGGTTCCTCTCTTCGGGCGCGGGGCTACCGGGTCCCTGCCCTCGGGCTTGCGTGCTCGTTGCGTAGGGCGTGAAGTGCGGGTTGCCTTCGTTGAGGCGGTTCAACAGTTCGCACGCCCTTTTCCATGAGACGATGCGTTCGCCCGCCACACCCGCGCCGAGGAGCATCAGCACTAACTGGTAATCGTCCCGGCTCAGGGCGAGGATCACTTGCCCGTTCTCTTCGCGGTAGCTCACTGTGACTTCCTTTCCGTGCTCATCTCCACCCGCGCTCCCAAGCACAGGCTCCAAGGCCAGCGCATCGGTTCTTTCGGGGCGAAGCGGACTAGCAAATCGTAGTAGTCGGTGTAGGCTCCGGGCTTCTCGGAGCGGATGTTCGCGTGGATGCTCAACTCGTGCGGGTAAGGGCGCTGGGCGCAGGAGCAGAGCAGCGGGGCGTCGTAAGCAAAGGAATTTTCCTTGAGCCAGAGCGCGGTCCATTCAGCGCGAGTCAGGGTGACAGAACGCTGATTGGCATCCTTCGCCTCGGCTATTTTTTCTTCAGCCAATTCGAGCGGCGTAGCAGGAGTGGACTGTGCGCGGCGTTTCGCTTCGTGATAGCGAGCCGTGGCACTTTCTCTCTGCCGGTCCATCTCGCGCTTTTCGGCGGAGGCGTTGTAAGACTTCGTGCCCACTCCGTAGGACGTGACCGCGGCCGCCGCGCGCGCATTCAATTCCTCCGCGCTGAGAAACGTGTGACCGCCTTCGTGGTAAGCATTCGAGGTGCAACCGGGAAAGTCGCAGGGAACTGGATCGCCGGAGAAGTCGAGTTGAAAGGCGGCGCTCACAGCTTTTTCTCCTCTCGCAGCGCTTTCTCGATCTCATAAATCGGTTCGCCGGTTTTTGCCGCCACACCCGCCAGCACTCGCGCCCGTTCCCAGAGAGGCATCCCGAGCAGCCTTTCGCGCAGTTCGGCTAATTCGGCGGAGACGGTGGAGCGGGGAAAGTGCTGGGTCATCGCGCACTCACCGGATAACGCACAACGTTGATGGACTGAACGTCGCCTTCCATGCCTATCTTCATGAATTCCACTTGTCGCTGCGCGGCGGAGCGTGAGGGAAATTTCGCAACGACGTTCCCCAAACCGTCGCACAACCACTGCTCGTTCCCATCTTCGTCGATAACTTTGATCGCGTATTTCATCGTGGAACCTTCCGATCCAGCAGGCACATGATTCCAGCGCAGAAGCGGCCTCTGCTAATTTCTCGACCGCATCTTTCGCATCTAACGACGGTGGAGCGGGGGAAGTGCTGGGTCATCGCGCTGCCTCTTTGTGTTGATAGAACCATTGCATCAGTCGGCGGCGCTCGTAATCGTTCCAGCCGAGTTCAGCTTGGCGCGGCGTGACGATGTTTCTTTCGAGCGCGTCGAGTTCGTGAAACCACATGGGCAGCGGCTTGATTCCGTGGCCTTCAACGTATTCGCAGACCTTCCAGCATTCATCGGGCGACGTGCCGAAGGCCATCAGGCAGTAGCAACGAATATTCCGCTTTGCCACTCCCGCTGAAAGAAGTTTGTCGAGTGCGCGATCCCACGCATCCACATAGCTCATTGAATCGAGCGCGAGGCGAACGGTCGGGCGCTTGATTCGCGCAATTCTCTGGGCGTGGTGCTCTGTGACGAGTCGCGCATCGGTGCCTTGATTAAAGTCGCACCATCCCCATCTTTCGAGACGGTCACAAACCCGGTCGAAGTGTGCTATCGAGTTCGCCAGCAGATTGTTATCCGCTGTGACCGGTAGGTCGGGCCAATCTTCCAACTCTACTTGCCGCTTGCCGAACTTTGCGAGAGCCTGAGCGCCTTCCACATTCGGGACAGAGCAGAACTTGCACATGCGGATACAGCCAATCGAAGTGCGCGTTGCCAGCGGATTCCAGCGTTGAAGCACTCCCGGATAATCGCCGCCGATCTCCGCGTTAAGGCCAAATAGAACCTGCGGCATCAGCCCCACGGCAGGACCCCCGATCCGCACCCGGCGCGGTTGCATGGCTTCGGCATACTTCCGAGCCATCGGCAAATCCCAAGTGAAAACAACAGAGATACACAGCGCATCGCCATCGTCCCACGTTAGAATTCCGCCGCGCCAGATGTGCTCAACTTTCACGTCGCCCCTTCCTTTCCTCACCGAGCTCCGGCAATCTCTGCTGCAACTGCCGCCTGAGCCAACGTCGAACACGGGCCAGCAATGTGCTGATCGCAGTGATAAATTTTTTCGTCGCGGTCAAGGTCATGTTCGATCATGCGAACGCGCCGCACAAACCAAGCATCTCCATCGAACACGATTAATATTCGGCCAAGTTGCACGCCTAGGTTCCTTTCCTCAGGGCCTCCGCCGCCTCGCTCAACGCGCAGCCTCCGACATCAGAAGCAGCAACTCAAAATACCTTTGCTCCCAACCTGCATTACCGGGAGTGATTACATCCATCTCGGCTAATTTGCCTTCGATCAGGGCGCGCAGTCCATGCAGTTCTGTCTCTCGCGTCTCTAGCCTCTTTTGATCCCCAGCGATTGCTTGGCGTAACTCAGCGATGTCCCGCCGTGTCCGAATAAAATCCTCACACGTCATCTGTAAGCTTCTGACTCCTTCGGCATTTGGCTTGCCGCTCACGCGCTCCTCCGATCTTTCCTCAGGGTCTCCGCCGCCCTTCAACTGGAACCACGTCAAAGATAAAGTTGCCGATTTCATCCATCGTCAGTTTGTCCGAAAAGTGCTTCATCATTGCCGCTCGGAGATATTCCCGGTCGGCACGTCCAATCTTAAGTAGCCGATATACCTCCGCCAGTTCTTCACGCGAAAGCAGAATGCCGCGCCCTTCGCCGCAGTGGACCGCGATTCGTGTCCTCAAGTTAAGCTCTTCGCTCACGCGCTCCTCCGATCTTTCCTCAGAGTCTCCGCCGCCTTCAATCCGGACTTTCTTCTGGTTCGCAAGGTTTTGCGAAAATGCGCCAGCAGCGCGGCTCTGGCTTCATCCGATGCGCAGCGGGATAACTGCTCCTGTTCGCGCCGGATGCGGATTCGATCTTCGTTGCTCAAACTCATGCGCTACGCCTCGCGTCTCCGCCGGTTGTAGGTCGCCCGCCTATGGCAGTTCGCGCATCGAACCTCGCACTTTCCAACCTCGATTACTATTTTCGCCAGCGCAGTGCGGTGCTGCACCAGTTGGCAAATGTCCGCTACTTTTGAGCCGCGAACATGATCGAACTCAAGAACGATGGGGTCCGATTCGCCACAATCTACGCATGGGTGCACCGCGAAGTAATCGCGCACCCATTGCTGCAAGATCTTGCGCTTCTGTGCATTCTTGCGGCGGTGATACTCCGGGTGTGAATTGTTCCATTTCTTCACATGGCGAGATTTGGCCTTCAGATAGGCCCGGTATCTAACCGGATCTGCCTTGATCGCCTCGTACCGCTCTCTGTCGTAGTCAGCTCTCGTCAAGCGGCCCTACTCCTTTCCTCGCGGCGGATGTTTGCTGTTGGCAAGCTCACCACCAGATCGTCGGATGGCTGGGCAGGGCCCCGGAATACTTTCACCAACAGTTGTGCCGCGTAGACAAAAAGAATTGCCGGAACAAATCCAGTAAGGACCAGAATCTTCCCCACACAGTGAGCCAGCAGGGAGAGGTTCGAGAAAAGGGTGGTCATGCGGTTTTCTCCGCACGGTAGATTGCGAAAAAGTTTCCCTGACGCGGCCTGTCAATCGGCGTGCCCATCCAGCCCAGAAAGCAAACACGTCCGCGAATCCAGCGAATTTCGGCACGATCTTTCACGAGTTCATGGAACCATCCGGTGCTCGTGTCGCACGGCAGCAGCGCAACGACCAGCGAAGCGCGACCCCGACTCGTCTCCTCGATTGCTTTTTCCAGCCACGGCGCAGGCTTGCTGTAGGGCGGATTCAGGAACACTCTGCCGTGCCAGTTTCGCCGCAACCCATCTTCGCGCACGGTGAAGAAATGCGGAGCCTTCGCGGTTCGCGGCGTGGCGCACGGATCAAGATCGAACGGCCCAAAATCCCGCGCAATATCCCGCACGACGTCCACGGGCGTTGCCCAGTGATCCGTTGTCCACCACTTTGGTCGACGTCTCATTGCGAATGACTCCGCGTGAACCCCACGATCTTCTCCTCCCCGCACCCCAGACAATATCCAGCTCGTCCGCCTTCAAATTCGTACACCGGAACAAACGTCTGCTCTCCGCCGCAGTTGGCGCACCAGCGCGGCTCCTGATGAATTAAACCGAGGACGGCGACACTCTGGGGAGTATCTGCGCCGCCGTCCCCCAGACAGACGGAACTGGTACGGAGTTCGGTCTGCAAGGTCATGCTGCCTCCCCGTTTTCGAGGAAAATCCACTTCTGCATAAACACGGTTTTGTCCGCCCCGTAATCAATCATTCCAGCCGAACGAAGGGAACCCAGATTATTTGCGAACGATGAACTGGTAGGGGAAGCTCCCGCGGCGCTGGCAAGTTCATCAGCCGTCGCAGCAGGTAGGATTTTCCGCCACCGGAATTCGCTTGGATCAACAGACGGCTCGGAATCAGCAGGTCCCCATCGTTAATGCTTTTTCCGATGACGATCTTGCACATTGCACAATCCCTTCCACCCGCGCCGCACCCGGCTCCGGCAACAGAGAAAATAATCTTCCCGACTTTCTCGGCGCTCTTGCAGGCAGGGCATGAACTTCGTCGATGATTTCTTCGACGTACTCGCTTTCGATGTGGTGCATCAGCTTGTTGTGGGCTTCCATGCGGCGTTCCAGGAATTCGGAACTCCAGCCTCCAGCGGAAATCCAGTTAGTCTCCATGTGCGGTGGCTCCTTTGCGGAATTCGGCGACAGGTGCGTACGAACGCTTGTTGAGAGGGCGGACCCAGAGAGCGCGCGGGCTGGGGTAGTGCGGGACCAACTCGTATTCGACCTCGGAATACTTGGCGGGCATTTTGTGTCCGGCTTCCACATCGGTTTCGTGGAAGAAAACCTGAGAGTCTTTGTCCTCGGGCTTTTTCCCCTCAGGGATGATGTGCCCGAACAGGCCGTCAATGCCGCGCTTTAGGTATTTGACGTGTCCGGTCACGCGCGAACCTCCATCCGGCCGGCTTCGCGCGCCAGTTCACGGCTCAGATCGGCGCAGTCGCGTTCATCTTCGGCGGGTCGGGTTGCTGCGAGTTTTTCCTGACGCTTGCGCCAGATCAATTCGACGAACGGCTTCCATGAGGATTCGTAGTTCGGGGAGTTTCGCAACTGGACGAGCTCGTCGTCCGTGGGATAGCGGGCGATTCCGGCGAAGTGGTAGTTCTGCTGTTCGATGGCGGCGACCAGGTTGGGTCGGAAATTACGCGCGCGCTCGAAGAGGCGTTTGTTCGGAGGCAGGGTGAGGAGCATACAGCACCGCGAGAGCACGGCCCCCAGATACATCGGGCGAATGAAGCTCTGAAAGTCCTCCCGGCGCATGACCCGTTCCAGGCTTTGCTTGGCGCGAACCCAGGCGGCGAGTGCGTGCCGGCTTTCCACAGAAAGAGGGGAGTTTTCCGCAGATTTTTCGCTTGAAACGAAGCGCGAGTTGTGGGATTCTCTCAGTTGAGTCTCCATCGCAAGGTGACTTAATGTTCGTAGTCGGCGAGGATTCGAGCCTCGCCGATTTTGTTTTTAAGCGGCCTTCCTCTGCGGCGCACTCCGCGCCGGGAATTCGATCACGTTCACGGGACACTCGGCACAACGCCGCCGCTTGGCGATCAGGGTTTCGAGCGGAGGGATGAAAAACTGGCTGACCTGGTGGCCGCATTCGAGCGTCTCGACCACGTAGGCCGCGAGAAAATTCAGCGCATCCTCTCGCTCGGGGAAATGACAAATGGCGATGGGCTTGCGGCTCACCACGAGCCGAAGCACACTTCGGGCTGGGGACATTGAGGGGTTCCTGGGGGAAGCGCCTCGACAATCGATTGAACGCAAAGCCGCGAGTGTACTGGTTGGGCGCTCAAGGTTTCCAGCGAGTGCCGGAACTGGGTGGAAGGACTGGCAGAAAAACACGACGAAGGCGATGAAACCGAAGGCGTTAGGCCACCGCATCGACGCCTCCCGCAACCGTGCTGGACGGCTGAACTGGCTTGGGAGAAGTGACCTGCGGCTCGGGAACCGGATCGGCCTCATGTCCGATAACAGGTAAAGTGGAAATTTGAGTGGGCTGCATGAGGGCATGCTTTTCATACATGCCGTTTTCGTACACGAACAGGGGCGCCGTCTCCGGGCGGGCGGGCTTCACGCGCTTGGCGCTGATCGACTGCTTCGAGAACAAGGCCATCTGACGGCGCTTGCCACCCCCGCCATCGCCTCCGCCCATCTTGTCGCGCCTTCTCTTGCGGCGCATTCGCATCCGGGCTGCGCACTGCTCGCTGTGATACTTCTTGCCGGGGTTAACGGGGTCGAAATGGAAAGTCTCGGCGCAATCGTCAGCGGCGCAAATTAAACGCTCCATGCCATCGAACCATACGTTACGCCCGTAACACTGTCAAGCCCTATTCTCGGCTCCCTTGTGCAAAAAGGCGAAAATTCGCGCGCCGCGCAAAAAAACGAGGAGGCGAAAGAGGCGGAGGAAGAAGAAGAAAAACCAGAGGAAGAAGAAAAAGCTAGGAGGCGGAGGAAAATTCAAAGCGGAGGAAAAGTCAAAATCATCACGGTTGCGGCGCAAAAACCGCGCCGCGATCTTGAACCAGAAAGATCAACACATTTTTTTGGACAACCAACCCCAAAACCTCGCCTGTCGAAGCGGCGAAGCAACTGCAACACCAAACCCAAGAGCAAAAATCGGGATGGAAAAACGGGCGGGAAAAACCGGGGGGCGAAAGGTGCGGAGGAACTACGGGTTCACAACTTTGGGATCGAACTGGCGCACGGCTCCGTGGCCCCAGCCCATGATGCCCTTTTCATCCGCGGCGGATTCACGCAGGTGAAGTTGCTGGCCGCTTTCGGAGATGCGGATGGTGTGGCGCGAACTCGCGAGCGTAGCCAGGTCCGCGCGCATCTTAGTGAGCTTCGGCCCTTCCAGTTGCTGCGCGATCTCGGTCAGGATGCCATCGGCCTTGTCGTAGAGAGCTTTGGCTTTCTCTTTGGTCTGCTCCCACTTGCGGAATTTGGCCGCGATGGAGCGTTCGCGTTTGGTGAGAGGGGGCATCGCTGTGAGTCTCCCTGATCGTGAAGTTGACTGACTAGATTCCCGAAGTAACTACCCTGTGGTAGGGTGGGGCTGGAGAGTTTATTAATAAACCCGCAACAGTTTATTAATTAACCCCCAGGAGGCGATCATGGCCCGTCCCCGACACCCGCAAGTCTGCTGTTCCTCACTCTGCCGCCGCGAAATTCATCCCTACGAAAGCGCGGTCGCAATCTCGTGTTTCGCGCAGACGGTTGGGATGGGCAAACAGCGCACTTCAAAATCACAACGCTACTTCCTCTGCCCACAATGCGCCACTCGGATCGCCAGCGAAAAAGAGCCTTCCAAAAACGCTCCCTTCGATGTCGCCATCTTCCGCATCCTGCTTGACCTGGTAGGCGCAATGCCGGATGTGACAGAAGCCACATTCCAGCAACTCCGGCAGCGCCGCGAGCAAATTCTTTACCCGCCAGCGCTACCGGAGCCGGAGATTCTTCCGCCCATGAAGCGGCTCAAGGAAGCGAGTTAAGCCGTAGGTGCAGCCGGTGCTGCCGGAGCCGGTGCCGCATTCAACACCGTCACCACGGAGTTGACGTAGTTCTGCACTGCGGCATCGTCGCTGGCTTTCCCTGCGTCCGCGAGTCCTTGCTTGATGAGTCCGCCCGCGATCCCGACTACAGCAGCGAGTTTCGATGCGCCGCTTCCAGTCTGTTTTCCGAGCGCCGTGAAGTTCTGTTCCGCCGTCGCCACTGCGGTCACTGTCGAATTGAATAGCGGGCCGAGCGATGGCGCGAAAGCCGCGACCGCCGCCTCGCCGAACGTTTCTGCTTTGGGAAGAATGAAGTCGAGGCCCTTCTTGAAGTCCTCGCCAACTTTTTGCAGCCAAGATTTGAAGCTCATAGTTATTCTCCTGTAGGTTGAGTTGCTGGATAGATCGGCGCGCGGAAAATACACGTCCACGCGGACCCGTTCTCAAGACAGACGATGAAACGCCAGCCAGAAACCGGATCATAATAAAGGCGGATGGTCACGGACTTACTGCTGATTCGGGGAAGGGGCGTGGTAGGCGGCGATTACCGCAGCCAGTAAAACTCCGACCACGCTTTTCGGGTTAGCCGCCGCGAACGCCTGCAGCGACGGTAAAAGGAAATGCAGCGCCGCAAGCCCAGCTACGCCGAGCGACGGCAGATATTTTGCGAATTGCTTCATGGCTTCTCTCCTTAAAATGGTGCGTTCGATTGGATTCAGGTCTTCACTCACGACAGACTCCTAGACGGAAATTTCCGGGTCCACCACCACAATTCCTGAGATCACTTGCAGCCGCGAATCTCCCGACTGCCAAACTCTTGAGCGCGTCGCTGGTCCCGCGCAGATGCAGCCTTTACTTCCCGACCGAATATCCGCCGGCGGCTTCGGTTTGCCGTGCAGCAAAAAGCCCACTCTGCCAAACATCACGTTGTTTGCGTCCGGTTCCAGCCGCAGGATGTAAGGCCCGTGCTCGGTGTCTGAGTAGGGTGGACCTTCGATGGTGTAGAAGCCTTCCGGGATCGGCCCCACGTCGGGAACGTTTTGCTTCGTCGCATCGTTGAAACCATCCGGGTATGCGCCGGAATAGCAATCGGTGTCAACTATGTTTCCGTTTTGGCCGAGTGTCCCGGTCGAGACGTTGTAGGTCCACATATATAGCTGTGTGTTATTGCAACCGCACGCAGAAGAAATCCGCGTGGTAGTTCCCGTTCGAATCAAGTCCCAACCCTTGCAGCATGGAGGATGCGAAGCAGTACCGCCCGCCCTTGGCGGTGGGGAGCCCAATCGAGTACTGCGATCCGAAGTAGCTGTCCGGCGCCCCACTCTTGCAACGCGCGTAGATGCTGCCCGGCGGCCCGCAACCGTAGGTGTGAGTGAACATCGTCGGCAACTGGTTCAGGGCGTTTGGAAACAGCGCCTGAATGACGTTGACCTGATTGAGGGGGCATTCTGGCGGATAGTGCGCCGGGGTCGAGCAGCCAGAAAATTGCGCCGCCAGCATCGAGTCCGTCGCTCCCACTGCGGGATAGCTGTCATCCCCGAGCGGGTGGGGTTGGCCGTAGTGCGCGTCTTGCACGATGCCGCCGGGGGCGAACAGGGTATAGCTCTGCGGGCTGGCGATTGGCCGGATATTCATGCCCGAGAACACATAGCTGATGGCATGGGTTACCCCAGTGCTGGGGTGATTGTTGAAGAACGGCCCCCCGCCGGCGTTTGAGCCGTTGTAGAACCACGAATCTCCGATAGTTCCGTTATGCCAGACGGTTAACTGGTTGCTGATTGTGCTGCCCGCGCACTGGCCCTGCGACCAAGGAGGGCCGTTGATGGACCAGAGCGTGTAGTTTCCATCGAGTGACATCTGGCCGTCGTGGATGCCGTGTCCTCCCGCGCCATTTGATCCCCAGCAGGAGGTGCCGGTGACGACTGCGCCGGAGGAGTGAAGCTGGGTGAAGTTGGCCGTGAGCCGCCATCCACCGAACCCGCATGGACCGCCAGTGGGAACTGCCGCTTGAACCTGCTCTTGCGTCGCCAGTCCGGGATCAATAATGAAACTGTCTCCAACTCGGAGATTCGTGCTCGCCAAGACGCAAGTCGTTTGACTCCCCGTAGAAGTCACCGCCTGTGTGAGCGTCGTGTTCACCGTCCCCTGCAACGTCCCAATCGGCGGAATTGCTTCCGAACACGCCGAAGTCGAGCACGTTCCCGGCGCGAGGAATCCCCAGATCTGCCCGGTATTGAAATTCGCAGTGGAGCACCCGAGCGTCTTGTCCCACACGAATGCCCAGTCCGCCGTGCCCTGTCCTCCGGGAGCGATGGTGATGGCGAATCTTTGATCGGTTTGCGAAACCGTCATAATGCTGTTCGAGGCCGGAGTGAAAGGCACCACTCCGGGACAGACTCCAGCGCCGAGCAGATCCACCAACTCTGTCTCTATAGCGATGTCGGTTTTCGCGTAAGGCTTGTTGGTGAGCGTTCCCGTGTTGCCCACGATGGTGCATGTGGACGAAGTGCAGCTCGAGATCGGGTAGTTCACGTAATTGACTGCCAGCGTTCCGGTCCAACTCGAGAGCGGCGGTGCGGCGGAATTATTCGTGACGAAGGTGACGATGGAGTTTCCGCCCGAGTTCACGCTGTTTGCCGTGCCTGCCGGGATGTCCGCTTGCCAGATTTGCGACCGGCTTTGGGTGTAATAGAAGCGCGTGTCCAGGGTGCGGCTGAAGCTGAATTCTCCCGTGACTCCGATACCTTTTGATCCGCTGATGTCGCCCGTGTTGACCACTGCATCGCAATTCCCGGTGGTGTTCACGTAGAGAATGCGCGTGCCGCCGCCGTTTCCATAAAAGGCCAGGAAGTCCTCGTTGATAGAACCCGAAAAATCGTTGGCGCTGCCATCGACGGTTCCATTGCTCGATTGCCCGACATTGGTAGCCTGGTCCGTCATCTGCGTGATGCAATCCGTTCCTGAAGGATTAAGCGTCGTGTCGTAGCCGGTCGAGTTCTGGCCGCCGGTCAGGGGCGCTCCATAGAAGGTGTAAGAAACCCCGGTCAGTCCAGCAGCGAGTGCAGGCGTAGCCGCAACCGTCGCTACCGTGGTAGAGTTCCACGCCACCACGGTGTACGGCCCCCCACCATTGACCACCAGCGCTTTCGTGAGCGGCCAGCTTGTGTTGAAGTTCGTTCCTCCAGTGAGCTGAACGCAGGTTTGACCACCGACTGGGGTGCATCCCCCGGTGGTAGTGCTGTAAGTCGAAACTGTTCCCGAGGCAAGGGTTGTGGCAAAGGGCGCGGTGATCAGGCCGGGATTCGTGGTGGGAGCCTGGGAGCAGTAATAGTTTGGCGGACCCGGCGTGCAGGCCGAGCCGCTGATGGTGATGGAGACTTGCACCGCCGCGCTCACGTTCGAGTTGCTGTCTGTCGCCTGCACGCTCCAGGTCGTCGTGCCTGAGCCCGTCGGCGTCCCCGTCAGGGCTCCGGTCGAGGTATTCAGCGAGATCCCCGTCGGCGGCGAGCCCGAGGAATTGGCCCAGGTGCAGCAGGTGATTCCCGGATCAGACGCGGTAAAGGTGAAGCCCACATACGCGACGCTCGTTGTACCAGCCGGGAGAACACAGGGCTGCGTACATCCAGCCGGCGGATTGTTGATTACGGGAACGGCGCTCACCGTGATGCTGACAGAACCCGTGACGCCGCCGATGGTGCAACTCGCCATCGCCGTGCCAGCCGCCACACCAGTGACCACGCTTCCCGAGATGGTGAAGATGGCAGTGTTGGAAGACTGGAATGGGCAGTCATTGCGGAAGATGTTCGGCGCGGGATTATTCAACTGCGCGGTCAGCACAGAAGTTCCCCCGACTGCGATCGTCGAGGGCGTGGCAACCACGGTGATGCTGGTAGCTGGGGTGATCACCGGGGTGACGACGATCTGCTGGGCCGAAAGCGGCGCACACAAGAGCGCGAGAGCGAGAAGAATGCGTTTCATGGGAGTGTGGGTAAAAAGGGAAGAGGTTGTTTTCTAGAACTGATTCAGTGGCAAAGTCGCTATCGGGTATGTATCGGTCACCGGCGGAATCGTGATCCGCACCGTGGGGCCGAAGGTGTAAGTCATGCCTGTGCCGCCGACGACGAAGCCGAAGCCGGGCCCGGTTCCGTTGGTAAATGTGAAGTCATCGCAGGTTCCCGGTACCGGAATAGTTGAATTGTTCGCGCAGTTGCTCGGAGCGGTGAAGCCTGGATTCGTAGAGATCGTTCCCGCCGTGTCCTCACTGTTGCTTTGCCAGGTCGCAAAGTTTTGGTTCGCTGAGTTCGAGAAGTTGAACTTCCACACTCCGCTGGCGCTTTGGTAGTAGAGGTTCTTCACGAATTGCTGAATGCTCGGAGATGTCCCGGTAGGCGGCCCGGTCTGCCCGTTGGCCGTGACGTTGGCGAGCACATCCATGCCAAAGATGTTGGACTGGGCAGTGAATTCCAGGATCGTATTGAGCGGACTTTGTACACGAATCCCCCCGCCGAGGTTGCTGAAAATCGCCGAGTTGAGCAGGATGTTGTTCTGAAAAAGATTATTCTGGCTCGCCAGTTGCGGGCCGAAGTTTTGGTTGATCAGATACCCGGTGGTCCGGTAGCAGAGGTTATATTCCACCGTCCACAGTCCGGTGTTGCCGTCGAAGTACAGGCAATGCACGCCGATGTCGGCGGTGTCGCCATTCACGGCGGCGGAGTTCAAATCGTGAACCCGGTTATGGGAAAACACATTCCCGGTCGCGTTGGTGATCTGGTTCGTGCTCTGACAGGTGGAGACGGAACTGTTCGGGCAGTACGAGGTCATGAAGTAAACCCCCGTATCCACCGTGATGCCCTGAACGAGATCGTGAAAATCGTTGTACTTGAAAACGATGTTGAAGTCGCCGTGATTCGTCGATACCCACGGACTTGCGGAGCACTGGTTCGGCCCCGGCTGGCCCGGCTCGCAGACTTCCGATGCACCGTGATAGGTGTGGCCGACGTCGTTGTTCGTCACAGTGACGTTGTTCGCCAAGCCCACCATGAAACCATCGGCAGAGGAGAACCATCGGCCTGTCTCCTCAAACCAGTTCTGACTGACGGTGACGTTGTTGGGCACTTGCGTGTCGCTCGGGGAAGTGCCGCTCTGGTTCGGCGCTACGCCGATGCGCGCGCCATAGGCTCCAATGTCGTTGAAGATGTTTCCCGTGATCGTCGGGCTGCTGGCTCCGGTCACCGCAAGGCCGACAGTAACCGTGTCCTGAAACGTATCCCCAGAAAAAGTGACGTGCGATCCGCAGGCCGCGCACTGCACCATCGAAGCTGTGATCGGCAGGTTGTAGTCAAGCTGCGTGGAGAGATAGCCGGTCGAAGGAACGGTCCAGTTGTCGTGCTCAAAAGTCAGCCCTTGGAAAGTGGTGTAGTCAATGCTCGTGGCGGTCAGGACTTGCGCGTTGTTGGGGATGACGACTGCATCGGTATTCGGATTCTCCCCGCCCAGCTCGATGTAATTCAGGGTCCAGTTGGGATAGTTCGGATTGGTGCTCGAACGGTCGAGATACCACTGCCCCGGCTGGTAGAAGCACTCCAGACAGTTCTCCACCATGTAGCGGTAGCCGCCCTGGTAGGGCACCCCGGCGCCGCCCGAGCCGCGGCAGTTCGATGGTCCGCAGGTCGTCGTGATGGTGTGGTGGGTGTCATCCGTCGAAGAAATTCTCTGAAAATCCTCGGTCCACTTGTCCCATGCAAACACTTCGCAGTCGAACGGTCCTCCGAGGTTGCAACTGGTCAGGCCGGTGGGCAGGTTATTGTCTGCGGTGCTGTAGACGAAACTCGCATTGATGGCGTTCGGCCCTTGCGTCGCGATGCCAACAGAGATCATGGTTGAAGTGATGTCGGCATGGGTGTACGGGCATTGGAAAGAACTGGACGAAAGGCCGGTCGCTGAAACGGTGCAGGTCGTCGTACCGTCTAGAAACTTCCAAGTCGTATTCGTGATTCCGGTGAAGGTGACGTTGTAGCTGGAAAGAAAAGTGTTGCTCACCGTGACCGTGAGCACGTTGCTGGTGAGTGCTAAATTGCTGATCGTGCCGCTCGGGTTTCCCGCATGCTCGAAGGTTCCGATGTCGTTGACGACGGTCGCCGCGCTGCCTGGAGTCTCCGCTACGCCTGTCGCGCCATTCACAATCAAAGTGGACGAGGTGCAGGAGTTGACCTGAAACAGCCCGTTGTTCGCGGCGTTCGAGAAGCCCATGATAAACACGGAGCTGGTCGAACTGACTCCCGCAGGACCGCCAGAGACTTGCGTCGGGCTGTAGCATCCCGTGAATGTGCCGTTGTACTGCGTCAAGCCGCCGCTCGCGCCATTGTTGACGCTCGTCGCTGAATAGGTGTTCGCTCCCAGCCTTGGCCGGAATCGTCGCGCCCCGTAATTCACGGACCCAGCGTTGTAGTAGAACAGCGCCTCGAAAAATGGCGTGGTGTTTGCGATCGCCACTTGATCGCAGGTAAAACCAGCCGTATGCGCCGCCGCGCAGGTTCCGGTTGTGACGTTGCGAGTCCATCCCGTGATTTGCGTGCCGCCGCTGAAGACGGGAGACTGGCCGGGAAGCGCAAGATAGGTCACGGGACAGAGCGATGTTCCAGTGTCGGAAGCAATGAAGGCCGACGTCGTGTTGTAGTACGGATTGGATGCGAGGCCGGAGACAGCAATTGTGATCGGCCCAGCACAAGTCGATAGCGCCGTCCTGACTAAAGACCGCGTGTGATCGAGCGTCAGGCAGGGTGTCCCCAGAGCCGTGCAATTGTTGCTGTCGCTTCCCGCCGGGGAAAGATAGAAGCTGTAGCCCGTCGTCACGGGCGAGACCGTCATCCCCGTCGTGGTGAAGCCCGTGGACGTAACCTGCGCCCACGCGAAAGCCGCGAGCAGCGGGACCAACCACGTAATTGTCGCGAGTCTCTTCAACTCAGTACATCCTCACGGCGTAGGCGTGAACGTCATAGGTCCAGGTTCCCGTGGTGCAAGCGGTGTAGGTCGCGGTCAAGGTAAGGTTGGAGCTGCTGCCCACATAAACATCGTTCACCTGGTTCACGTATGAACCCGTGCCGGTTGCCGCTGTGCCCGGAGTCAGCGTGAGCGTTGCTCCGACGCGCGCGTGTGTGCCGTCAGTCCAGCCGACCGAGATCGTCAGGACGCCGGAGCCCACGGTCGTACAGCCAGCGCTTTGATCGGCGTACACGTTGAACTGGTAGTGCCCAGCAGAAACCGACGAAGCCACAGTTTGCGGACTCCCGGAATTCGCGGTGGAGACGCCGGTTTGATCCAGCCGGTAGGAACTTGGGACGCAACCCTGAAGTTGATTTGTGCTGTTGCCCAAAGCCAGACAATCGGTGGGCAGGGAACCGGTTACATAGGCCGTACTAGATGGAGTGTTTAACACCCATTCTGTCCCGTCATAGCAGGCCTCAAAAACGCCCCCGCTCGTCATATCAACGCCGGTGGCTGCGAGAGCCGCGACTCCCGCCTCCGTGCGCTTGTAAAGATTGATCGCGCCGTAGGCCGTCGCTCCGGTGTAGGGTGTGACGTTGAGGGTGCTGGTCGCATTTCCTGCGCTGGCAGTCTTGAAATTCACGCACAGCCCAGTCGCGATGCTGGCCGGAAGTCCCTGGACGGTGATGACAACATTTCCTCCGGAGCCACTGTCGAGTGCGTAGGGGATGGGCGGCGGACAATTTGTGGTGGAGAGTCCCCCGTTGGCCGTGGAACATGCGGGATTCAAAGCAGTCGTGCTGATCGTGGCCGCAGTCGCAATCCCGGCATCCGTTCCGACCATCGCTTTATGGTTGAACGTTGCCGCACTCACATCCCCCGAACCGCTGCCATAAGTGAGAGTCGTGCCGTTGTCGGTCAGGTTGGCATCGCCTGAGATCGTGTTGCCGGAGGCGTTGTAAATTCCAAGCTGGTGAATCGTCGCCGAGTTGACTGTTCCTCCCCCTGATGCGGAGACTGTGCCCGGTTCGATATCGTCCCACTCGGTTCCGTCCCACACTGCTTTTACGATGAAGGGCGCAACGTTGATGTCATTTGCCAGCAGCGCGGCCAAGCCCGAGGAACTGATTTTCTTGATAGGCTGAATGCCCGTCGTGCACCAGTTCAACGTGGAGGCTCCTGTGTTCGCGTGGAGCGCCACGAAGTAAGCCATGAGTCCGACGCTGAGAGAAACAGTCGGCGCGCTCACCCCCACGGGGCAGGCCACATAAGCGTTTGCTGTGCCGGTGTCAGTGGGGACGGAAATTCCCACCGCAGGCGCCGTCTCAATTCCGTTCTGCGAGTTGACCGTGAAATTCGGGCAGGTGATCGGCATCCCCGTCGCGGCGCTGTAGCACATGATGTTGCCGTCTACATAGGGAACCGACTGAAAGGCGGTGGTATAGACTCTCTGATTCGCCAGACCGTTTGGGTCCCACGACAGCGCGCTTGATCCCGTTGCTAAATCGACCTGATCGCACAGTTGGTCGTAGCCGAGAGGATTCAGCAGGCAAAACGGGTCTTCCTGATTGAAGAGAACGGCAGAGACGCCCGGAGGGGTGGAGGGGCCGATGGTCAGGGGGCCGTTCACCGGGGGCAGGGTGATGGGGCTTGGCAAGGACACCGTGGCCGTGCTCCCGACTGTTGTAACGTTGACTTGGTTGGGCGTGCCGACGACGGTGGTGGGCGTGGCTCCGGGCAATCCGATGATGGTGGCGCCGGTGAAATCAAATGTGCAGGGGCCAAGGCCGTCCGTGGGGCTGCACAGAAACGAGCCGATAAAATTACCCGTTGTGCCCGCTGGCTGGTTCCACGTTTGGGTGTTGGTCGGATTCTCGTAAAGCTGCGAGAATCCCGGCGTCGGTGGCGGCTGCGTCATCGGGTCGGCAGTGACCAGGTTGAAAGTTCCGAGGCTCGCCTGGTTGCCGCAGGTGGTGATGGTCGCCGAGGCCGAGCAGATGACGTAAGGGATGCCGCCGCGCAAGGGATGCGAGGCGTCCTTCATGGGCGTGACCACGTAGTAGGTCGAGATCACGTTGCCGCAGGTCATCTGGTCGTTGCCGAGAATCGAGCCCACGATGGCGGAGCCGGGGGTGACCGGATAGAGATCGAAAGCGTCTTGCGCGACTACGGAGGGCTGGCCAGGGATGACCGGGATGTTGTCGCCGCAGTTCACCAACTGGAAGTGCAGATAAGCGGTGCGGTAGGCGTTGGCGATGCCGCCGGTCATGGTGCCTGTGGTCAGGGTGGTGTTGATCGAGACCTGGGCCGCGAGCGGAATCGTCGAGACCAGGACGGTCGAGAAAAAGACCGCCGCGAGCAGGGAAGCGAAAACGATGGCTTTACGCATGGGAATCTATCGGCTGGTTTTATTGACGGAGGCTATCGGCGTTGCTTGCGGGCTTCCTCGGCTAGGGCGTGGCGGATGTTGCCGCCGTAATAGCTCATGGCGGGGCCTTCCGCTTCCCGTTCTTCTTGCTGGATCTTCGAGAGTTCGAGCATGGCTTCGGTGGGGGATTTCTTTTTCCAGAGTTCGCCCACGCGCTCGCTCACGCGCTGATCGTAAGTTTTCTTGGTAGGCTCAGGGTGCGACATGACGACGTATTTCGAGGCGTCCGCCGCGTGGTTGTCTTTATCGACGATGGCCTCACTCAAGTTGCGGCTCATCAACTGCTGCGCCGTAAGCTTCACTCGGCGGGTGCGCATCAGCTCCCACAGCAGGTTTGGACAGTCCCACTGGTGAAGTCCCGGCTGCGGACGTTCGCTCGAATTGCGGCAGACGATGCGGATCGTAGGTTCGCGTTCGTCGAGATTCGACCAGTGCAGCAACATGCGCTCCGCGAAACTCACGTCGGAGCGGTCGCCGTGAAACTTCGAGAAGATTCCCAGGCCTTCCTCGTCGTAGAGTTCCGCGATCGACTTGGCGCGCGCCTGCGCTTCTCCTGGCCGGGCCTGCCCCTGCTCCATGTTGGCGGGGAAGATGCTCGGGTCGGCGTGACACACGTCCATGCGAAACACGTCCTGCATTTCTTTCAACCGAGGCGCGTGCTGCGCCACTTCCATGCCCGGCACGTAGTACTCGCCGCAGAAATAACCCACTCCGTCGTGATCGAAGTAGCAGCGCTCCAAAACGGTGGGATTGGTTTTGCCGTAATCGAAACCGCCTTCGAGACGCCACTCCGGATGCGGCCGCCAGCGCGGATCGGTGATAACGATCTTCGACCAATAAGTGGTGAGCGTGGATGCAAACACTAATTCTCCGCCGCCGGCTTCATCGCGGATGTCCTGCTCGCGGTCCCAATCGGCCTGCGAAGTGTATTTCTTGCGTTCCGTCTTTTTCCAGTCGGGATTGGTGTCAGGGTTGCGCTCAGGATGGACCGAGTAGTGCAGGCGAACCACAGGAATGCCGCCCGAGGTGCGACGGATGCGCTCGCCGGGGCGCACTTCCACGTCGCTCTGGGCGGGCAGTTTTCTTGTCTTCACTAACGCTTCGAGCGCTTTCATGCAGGATCAATCTTCGCTGGTGCGGATGATGTCGTGGCGTGCGTCGGCGTACCAGCCGGGTCCAGCAGAGGAGTTGAAAATAATCTTGCCCTTCACCGCGGAAATCGCTTCGTTGTAGCATTCGCCGGCGTCCGCCTGAAACGAGCTTTCATCGTTCAAGTAGCCCCAAGGGTGATAGCTGCGCACCTGGTCGGCCCCTCCGGGGATGCCCACGATGTATCCGCCGGCCGCAAAACTCAGCGAATGCTCCGGCTGCAGGTCCACGGGCTTCGTGAGTGGGTAGGCATCCTTCAACCACTGAGGTTGTCTTCGATAGAGACACTTCGCGTATTCAACGAGCTGGATTACCTTGTCGTCCTTCTGGGTCTGGAAGAGAACGCCGCGGTGCGGGACGCGCATCGCATTCAAGGTGAGATAGGCGACACAAGCCCAGGAGACCATCAGGTCGCGCGATTTCTCAATCCATGTGATCTGTTCCGCTTCGAAAATCTGGAACAGATCCTGAAAATAATCGAAGCGGGGAAACTTCTCGTAAGGCGACGGCCGCTTTTCCTCCACCCAGTGTTCGTTGTAGGTTTCAGTGTGCTCCGTAGCCCAGATATAGGCGTCGCGCGTGGCTTCTTCGGCCTTGCCATCGCGCTCGGCCACTTGCACGCTGAGATCCTCGGGCGGTTTGTAGCGCGCGCGCTGGGTCAATTCGAAACGGGCATTGGCCAAGCCCCAGCGCGGATCGGTGCGCAAGCGGTAGTTTGAGAGCTGCGGCAGTGTCGCGTTACGTTTCATCGTCAGGAGCGGCAAAGCGAGCAGGCAGAGCGCCAGTGCGGTGATAGGTTTCCAGTTCCTCATCGGTCCAGCCGGCGAAGAGATCATGTGAAGAATTCCGGCTCGACATGCCGAAGATGTCTTTGAGTTCGCGCAGGGCGGCGACCTTGGCGGAATCGGTTTCGGCGCTGGTCGAAAGTGCGTCCAATCGGTTGATGATGTCGTTGCGCGTGATGGTGACGCCTTCGGCTTCGCGTTCTCCGAGGTTGGCGACGAACGCATCTTCCTTTTTCTTCAGCGCAGCCTGTACGTTGGGCAGGCTGAATAGCTTCGACGCTACCCGGTCGGGAGTCTTTGACTTCGAGCCGGCGTCGATGACCGCCTGAGTTTTGTTGCCCTTGAATTTCTCTACGCATTTGCGTTGAAAGGCGGTGAGGGGCTTGTCTTCCGGAGCTACCTGTTTACGCTTCTGGTTCTTCGTTTTCGAGTGCTTGGGTGCTGGTTTTGCCGGGTGCTTGGGCATACGAGTTGCTCCGTTCTTCGTAACTCGTTTGAGTTGGGGCGGTGCATGAGTAGGGCAGTGCGGTTATTGCGCGACCAGTTCGGATTGCGCCGGCGCTGGGCTCTGCCAGCTATAGCGGGCGCGGGCCTTCTTCTGGGACAAAATCTTTTCGAGCATCTTGATCTCGTGCTCGTCTTTGTCTTTGCGCGCGGCTTCCAGAACTTTTTCGGTCTCGGCGATCGTGAAGTTGTGCACCATGTCTTCGAGGGGGTCTAACTTGGCGCGATGTTCGAGGCTCAAAATCTGGCGGTGTGTCAGTTCGCGCTTGGCTTCGGCGTCTTTCAAGGGCTGGCGGTTGCCCTGGCGCAACTGGTCGAGGATCTCGCGGCGCTCCACGCGACTCTTGTGATCTTCCGGATACTCGGCTTCAGTGCCTACTTTCGCGGCGGCGATGTCTCCCGCAACTTTCTCGGCGCGGGTTTTCCCGAACTGCACCCCCGCCTGCTGCCAGAAGAATTTCTTTTTCTGTGCAGTGGTCTCGGCGCGTTCGTATTGCCCGACCTGTCCGAAGTCTCCGAGCAGGTAGTGCGCGAGTTGCTGATACTGGATGTCCCAAGGGGCGTGCGGGTCGTAAATTTGGTGCCCGGAAAAGAATTCCCGGTTGAGCGCCAACTCTGCCGCGCCTTTGGAGAACGGGGAAGGGGTCACCACTTTCTGCAACGCGCTCAATACATCCTGTTTGTGCTCGGCAACTTGCGTGGCGGCATCGACATAGCCGGCGGGTCCGGGACGACGCCATCGCGCATGCTTGTCGCCGGTCAACTTCTGCGCGGCTTTGTCGAAGACGTAGGGGAAGAGAACCATAGTGATCAACCCCAGCATGGCAAGGCGGTCCCAGCCTTTGCCGACTTCTTCCGCCTTGGTACGCCCAGCAGAAGGGGTCTGCGCGCCCAAGGCGGATTTCGCGCTTTCCGCGAAACTCTTCAGCAGGCCGTAGTGATACGCTCCGAACCAACTGATGAGCGGATTGCCCATGATCTTCGAAGCGGCGCGGCTGTCGGCGATGCGCGAGGGCAGGCGATATTCGGGGATGATCTTGCCCACTTCCTTGAAAGCGTCCGAGAGGGAAGTTCCGGGGTGTTCCGACTGGTACTGGTAGGCCGCCTGCAGATACATCACGTCGGAAGAGAACCAGGCCGCGATCGAGGAAGGCTTGTGCAGCAAGTTCAGCAGGTTCCCATGCTCGATGCCGAGCGCTTCCGCGATCTTCATGGCCCAGTGTTCTTTTTTGTCGAGGCCTTCGGCAAGCCGGTCGAAGAATAGTTTGTGGATGTCCTTCAGGTCTTCGCGGTGGGATTGCAGGGCGGCGCCGGCGTCGAGCGCGTCGAGGAAGTCCTGATTCTTTTCGAGCACGGCTTTCACTGCTTTGCCGCCCGTCTTGTAGATTGATTTCCACTTCCACGGGGCAAAACCGCTCAATCCCTTTTCGAAGCCCCAGCTTGCCGCGACGTTCAGCGGGTGGACGATGGGGTTGATCAGGTAGGCCGCGCGCAGGAACTTTTGTACGGTTTCCAGAACGCCAAATTGTCCCTTGTCTAATCTCTCGGCGTAGTCATTCAGCACTTCGGCGGTGCGGGGCTCGAAGTAGTAGCCGCGGAACTGGGGTAGAGTGGTGGTCTTCCAGCCTTTGGGCGGATTGCCGGTTCCGTTCCACGCTACTTCTTTGAATTCCGGGGAGGCTTTGTAGGCGTTGAGGAAGCGCAGGGCATCGACAGCCGAGCCAAGTTGTACGTTGGACGCAAAGAGAGAGGCGAACAGCGAGTGATAGTACTCCAGTTCGGTGTTGGCTTCGATCTCCTTAGTGGTAGCCTGCGTCACTTTCCAGTCGTAGCCGTCCGGCCCTTCCACGATCTTTCCTTTTTCGTAGAAGACAGAATTCGGCTCGCCCTCGGGGAAGGTTTCATTCTCGACCGGCGAGCGGCCTTTGGCGTTTTTCACAGCGCCTAGCTCCGTGGGTTCGCCGTTCACCCACATGGTTGCTTTACCGTCTTTGATCGAGATCACGCGCCGTTCGTCACCGTCCGGGGATTCAATCGCCATCATGGTGCGGGTTTTGGTCTGGGGGGCGGATTTCGAGAGAGTCCCTCTGGTCCCGACAGCTTTCACGCCGCGGGCGATGCGGTCCAGCATGCCGCCTTTGCCTTTCACTGATCGCGAGACGTAGTTCTCGATGGGGATGCCGCCGTCGGTTAACTCTTCGAAATACTCCGTGTTCTGCTCATCGAGCGGCAGGGCCACGTCGTCGAACCAATCATCCTGGCGCGCGTCGAGTTGCACGTTCTCGGGGTCTTCCTTGTGATCGTAGAGAACGGCATCGGAAGCGTGAGTCAGTCCTTGCTTCTTGAGTTTCTCGAAGGCGTCTTTCGCCCGGAGAATGCGCGCCTGTTTTCGAGTGTCAAGGGTTTCGAGGCCGCGTTGTAAGTTGCGCGCGAGTTCGGTCGCGCGATTGACTTCCCGCACGTAGTTACCGATCGTGCCGGCGGCCTCGGCCACGGCTTTTGCGAGTTCACCGGGGCGGGCTTCGCCGGATTCATCCTTGATCAGCCGGCCCAGCACGGAATCGCCGCTCTCTGGTTCGTCTTCTCCCTGATCGGCGCTGGCGTCGATGTCGGAAGCGATTTCCTGTTCGTGCGCCGCCTGAAATTCGTCGTTGCCAAGACGCTGGTTGACTTCGCGCAATTCGCGGCGGCCTTCAGTCAGTTCCTTGGTGTCGAAGGCTTTCTCTTCTTTCGCGAGTTCTTCAAGGCGGGCGACGCGATCGCGGCGGAACTTGATTGCCCCTTCCATCTCTTCAATGGTGTGCGGCAGGTTGCGCAGAACGTGTTCTGCTGATCGAACCACAGAGGAGAGGGTTGTTTCGGGGGCGGTATATGTCCCGTTCGAGAGTCCGTCGATGCCTTCTGGCCCCCTGTGTTCTCCGACTCCCGCGCCGCCCCATGAGCGGTAGATGGTGGGGTAGGGAAGCCGGTATTCGAGGTATTCAACCTGCCCCTCGCTCAATTTTCCGCTTTCTTTGCGGTCTCTTAGATAGTCGTTGATGCCCTTTGTCGGGTTCTTCTTCAGGAATTCGGCGAGGTGGTCGCTACTGTCGCCCTGCTTGAGTTTGGGCTCAACGATGATTGGTAGCCCGTTCAGCTTGAGGTGTAGATTGGAAAGAGGGGTTTCCTGCTTTTCCAGCCACTCGTTTGCTTTGGTCCGGTCATCAAACTTCTGCCCGAGAATGTCGAGGCTGAAGGTTTTTCCGTCCGCGCCTGTGGCTTCGCGGTAGTTGGCCGCCGCCTGCTCCATCGAGGCTTTGCCCGCCTTGAAGCGTGCGATGCGGTTCTCTTCGCTTTCGATCAGCCCTTGCCGTTGCCGCGCCTGGGCATCGTGCTGCTCGGATAGAATCTCCTGTTTGCGAATCTTTGCTTCCAGTTCCATCTTCCGCTTTACGTCGGGGTTGCCGGAGGCGATGGCCTTCATTTCTTCGTAGGAGAGAACGGCGTCCGAGGCGGCGTCGGTGATGGTGTCGCCCACGTCCTTGCCGGCGAGCGCCTGCCAGATGAATTTCGCTTTCCCCTCGAGCGTCTGCCCCATGTAGGCATCGAAGGAGTGCTCGGTTGCGTACCAGTAGAGCCGGACAACGGGGTTAGTGTTGCCCTGGCGCTCGATGCGACCGGTGCGCTGCTCCAGTTCGCCCGGCTTCCACGGGAAATCTACGTGATGCTCGGCGATGAGCCGCCGCTGTGCGTTGGTCCCCGCGCCCATCTTCTGCGTCGAACCCAGCAGGACGCGGACCTTGCCCTCGTTGACTTCATCGAACAGGGCGAGTTTCTTTTCCGGGTTGTCGTAATCGTGGATGATGGCGATTTCGTTTTTCGGAATCCCTTGCTTCACCAGCAGATCGCGGATCTCGTGGTAGAGATTGAATTCTTCTTTCTTGGTCGCGGGGTTGGTGTAGCGGAAGCGATCGGCGAAGATCATTTGCGTGACCTTGTTGGCTTCGCCGTCTTTATATTCCCGAACTACGTTCTTGACCACATCGTGAATCTTTGAGTACTGCCCGGAGGCCTTCGGATCGAGCAGGCGCGGATCGGTCGCCGCCAGCCGCCCCTCGGTGACCACCGAGAGCATGTTGTCTTCCTCCGGCTTCGGCTTCGGGAAGTACTCCATCTTCACGCGCTTGCCCACCTTGCCGGTCTTCGGGTCGGTGTATTCCTCCATCACGGGCTTCCCGGCGTCGTCGAGCACGGGAACGCCTTCTCCGCGGATCGCCGCGGCGCGCCGGACCAGGTTGCGCACAATCGGTTCGATGTCGGGGTTCTTGACGCTCACCATCTTCGGCCCGCCGCCTTCGATCTTCGGCAGCAGGGCTTTTAATTCCGGCAAGTCCTCATTGGTCTTCACGTCGGCGAAGGAGTTGAACATCCGTTGCAACTCTTGCACGTTGGTGAATTCGGCGAACTTGGAGCGGGGTTTGTAGCTCTCGGCGTCGGGCGAGAGTTCCATGGCGGTGATGATCTTGCCGAAGTTGGCGGCCCAGTCGTCGAAGTATTTGATCCCGGCCTTTTCGAGCACGTCCGGGGCGACGTAGCGAATCATGTTGTACATCTCCGCCATGGTGTTCTGCACCGGGGTGCCGGTCGCGAAGTACACGCCGCGGTTGTTGTTGCGGTCGAGAAGGTAGTCCGTCTTCATCTTCAGCCGCGTGGCGCGTTTTGCGTTGCCCTGGGCGAGGCCGGCCACGCGCTGCATCTTGGTGTAGAACAGCAGATTCTTGTATTCGTGGGCTTCGTCCACGAACAGAGTGTCGATGCCGGTATCGTCGAAGTTGATGGCCTTGTCTGATTTCAGGTTGGCGAGCGAGGCGATCTTCGCCTCCAGATTGGCCTTTGCCTTCTCCATCTGTTTCACTGAACGCTTGTGCGCGCGACTGGAGGCCTTGTCCCGGTTGCCGCGGCCCTGCGCTTCCATGCCTCGAATCGTTTCTTCCAGTTCGTCGAGGTCCTTTTCGAGCGTCTTGCGCTGGCGCTCGGCGGAAATATCCATCAGGTTGAAATGGGAGTGGGGCATGATGATGGCGTCCCAATCGTTGTTCGCCATCTTTGCCATCGCGATCTGCCGGTTCTTCGCGCTGAAATCGTCTTTTCCTACCACCATGACGTTCGCGCCGGGGTAGAGCTTCGACCAGTCCCGCGCCCACTGCTCGACCAGGTGATTCGGGACGGCGTAAAGAATCTTCTTGGCAAGCCCCAACCGCCGCAACTCGGCTCCGCTCGCGATCATGTTGTAGGTCTTGCCCGCGCCGACGACTTGCGCGATCAGGCCACGGCCCTGCTGCACGTTGCGCCAGATTCCATCTCGCTGGTGGGGCATGAACTGACTATTGCGCAGCACTGCCAGATTCGCGCCGGGGAAGGTCAGGTGTGCGCCGTCCGCCTTCGGTGCGACCAGATTGTTGTATTTGTCGTTGAACAGGCGCGCCAGTTGCGGAGACCACTCGCGGTGATCCTTCATCCACTTCGAGAAGTTGTCGCTGAGTTTCTCTTGCAGTTCGCGGGCGGCGACGGTGCGCTTCTGATTCACCACGCGCCGCTCTGCGGTTTTCCCCTCGTCGTTGATGTAGGTTTGCAGATCGTAGGAAGTCGGCTGTTTCAGGTTCAGCGCCAGCTCCATCAGATCGGTCGCGGAGAATTCGGCGTTCCCGTATTGGCTGATGTTCTCCGCCGACTCGCGCGTGTTGTCGATCTTCCAGGTGCCGCCGACGCTTGAAACCTTCACGTCATAGGGTTGCTTCAGGAAGTCGTTCAGGAATTGCTGGGTGGCTTCGGTGGGAATCCACGTCGCTCCCGGCCGCACGGCGATGCGCTCGATAGGCTTGTCGGGAGGGATGACCTTTTCGAGGGCCTCCACATTGGCCTGATATTCTTTGGCTCCTTGCGCGACGGCCGCTTTCGCGTCGGCGAGTTTGTCGCGCACGTAGCCCGAGAGATAGTCGTCGGCCATCTTGTAATCGCCGCCGACTGGATCGCGGAAGACCAAGCCCTTATCCAGCAACTCCTTTGCGACTTCAGCGAGATCCTTGCCGGCGAGCTGTGCCATGAACTCCAGGTCGGGCCGGCCACGTTCGTTGAGCACCTGAAAGAGCGCGTCTTTCGGGTTGGAGGAGAGTGAAGTTGCGGTCAACTGCTCGCGCGGGAAGATGGTGCGCCGGGTGAAGATTTCCGCCGGTGTGGTTCGCTTGGTGGTCTTGTTGAATTGTTCCAGGGCCGCGAGGCGCGGGTAGTACGGGTCTTGCCCGAAGACGTTCGCCGCCGCGGGGCTGCGCACCAGGCCGTGCTTGTCGAGGTAGGTTTTGTAATCCTTCAGCAAAGCCTTCTGCTTCTGGGCCACGATGCTGTTCCCGATGTCGTCGTTGGGAACGGTTTTCATGGTGTACATCAGATCGGTGAGGGTGTCGCGCAGCTTGATCAGCTTCTTGACTCGATCCACAAACACCGGAGACGTTCCGCCTTCCTTGGCGCGGATGTTCGGCGGGTTCAGCAGAGTCCCACCGTTGTGCTTCTGGCGGACCTCGCCCTTGTCGTCAAGGAAGTAGTTGCCGTCGATCAGGTGCTCGGGGGCGAGGTTCAAAGTCTCAGCCGGGAATAGTCGCGTGGATTTGTAATCGTCGATGACGTTCTTCGGCACGCGCTCCAGGGCTTCCTTGAGTTGATCTTCGAAGGGCTTCTCTTTATCCGGCAGCAGCACGAGATCGTTCGAGCCGTACATGCGGCGCGAGATGGCGAGTTTGCCGAGCATGTTCTCGGGGTGCTTATTGAAGTACTCGTTCAGAAAATCCTTCGCCATGCCGCCGTCTTGCTCGTGCGGGGCTTCGACGGGAACGACCTTGGTGAAAGGCTGGCCTTCGGACTCAACCCCTGGCGCGCGCTTTTGAAAGATCAGCAAATCGGTGGTGACGTGGGTGCCGGCGGTCTTCTCGAATGTCGTAGCAGGGAAGCGAAGGGCAAATACCAGATCGGCCTTATTCGCCATGACCTCCCGGATGCGCTCGTTCGGTTTATCGAGTGTGCCGGTTGAGGAGATCAGCGCCGCCACTCCGCCGGGCCGCAATTTGTCGAGAGACTTCACGATGAAGTAATCGTGGATGCGCGCCTTCAGCTTGGGATAGTGCGGGTCAAAGATTTCCTCCCCGAACGGAACGTTGCCGATCACCATGTCAATGGAGTTGTCCGGCAGCATGAGATCGACGAAGTTCTTGTTAAACAGGTTCGCCGAGGGATATAGCAATTTTGCGATGTTGAACGTGGTCGGGTCGAGTTCATTGCCGATGGCCTGGCTCTTACCGCGGATCGCCTTCGGCATCGTCCCAAAGAAGTTCCCGCTACCCATCGAGGGCTCTAACAACGTTCCGCCCGTGAAGCCGAGCCGCTTGGCGGCGTCCCACATGAAGCGCGTGATCTGCGGGGAAGTGAAGTGGGCGTTGATGGTCGAGGCGCGGGCGCGCGTGATCTCGTCCGGAGTCATCAACTCTTTGAGTTGGTTGTGGGCTTCGATCCACTTCTTCTGTTCGCCGTAGGGAGAATCGTAGGGACGGAAAGCGTGCGGCAGTGCGCCCCAGCCCACGTAGTGCGCCAGAGCATCACGGTCTTCGTCGGTGAGTTTGATTTCGCCGGCGAGAACTTTCTTGAGGATGTTAAGGGCTTTGAGATTCCACGCGAGGCGTTGCGTGTTGCCGGCGGCGACCGAGAAATCTTCCGGATGAGTGAACCAGTCGGCGTTCTTGCGAGTGGCTACGCCTTCTGTTCTTCGAGTTCCGCGTCCTCCGGCAGTCTCTCCGACGGCAGGAATAGGTGTTCGTTCGCCAGTTCCTGTGCCTGGTCGAGGCTCAACCCCTTCTTTTCCGCTTCCTGCAACACGCGGACTGCGTTCTCCGCCGCGTTGTCCAGGCGTGGATTCAACTGATTGCTCCGTTCGAGCGACTTCACCAGCTTGGGGTTCCACTCGCGCCAGTTCCGCTCCGCGTCCGCTCTCAGGACTGGGAACCTCGCGTCTTCCTTCGGTGGTAGGCTGAGGTTGTTCATGGCCTGCTCCGGGCTCTATTTTAGCCCCGTTGGGAGCGGTTGGCGCAAGATTTTCTTTTGTGGGCTCTACCGCTTGGCCGCGGAAGGTGAAGGGGTGTTTCTTACGGTAGGCCTGCTCTTTCTGCAACATCGCCAGTTCTTTTTGCAGGGCTGGAACCGTGGCCGCGCGATTCGGATTCGCAATGTGAGCCTCAACCTGCGCCGCCCGTTTCGCGATAACTTCGTCGCTGGCTTTCTGGATCGGATGCCAGTCTCCCTTAAAGAAGAAGCCTTTCTCGTGACCCTGTTCCATCTCCGGAGTGTGTTCTGCCGCCGCCGGCTTCGCTTCCGCATTCCTAGTGTCGATCCAGTCTTCAGCTTCTGCGCGGGTTTTGAATCCGGTTGCAACCGTTTTCGTTGGCCCAGAGGTGTCGATAACGTTGAAGCCAGCGCCAACACCCGGCATTGCCACTTCGTATTGTGGCTTTTCGGTGACCGGAGTCGCAGCAATGCCGCCCTCTTCGGTCGGGGTGATCTCGTGTTTCTGCCAGGAGAATTTCGGCTTGGGCTTTTCTGCGACAGCGACGCCTTCATCCTTAGGTCGCTCGAAGGCTTCCAGATTCTCAAGCTTGATATTCTCGACGTGGCCGCTGAGTTCTTCGCTGCCGTGCCCAACGTAGCGTTCCACTGTGGCTGATTTCGCGTCGGAGTCAACGATCTTGCCGTGGCGCACGGTGCCGCTCTTATCGGTCCAGCGAACAGGCTGCCCGTCTTTGAACTTCGGCCCCCCACCCTTCCCAACTCCCGCTCCCACAAACGTCGGCAGCCCATAAGAGTAGTTCGGCTCGACTTGCGGAGTGACGGGCTTCTTCGGTTTCTCCAGCGCGATCTCCGGCATCTTCATCCCCGCCGCCGTGCCGCGCTTCGTCATAAACGACTTGATCGGCGACATCGCTTTCGCGAGAGCCTCTTCGGTCGCGAGCTTCGGACTCTGAATTAAATCCATCAGGGATTGCGCTGCGTGCGCGGGCGCTTTCCAGTAGGGCCATCCGTCGCTGTGGGAATCGACTTCTTCGACAAATTCTTTGAGGAACTTTGTGGCCTTGCCGAGTACGGGATGTTTGGCGAATCGTTCTACGGCTTCATCCACATCCCAGCGGTTCAGCCAGTGGCCGTGGGGGATTTCGACCGGTCGCGTCTCGCCGGCGCCCGACGACTGATCCGTCGTTTCCTCCGGCGCAGGCGACGGCTTCGCTCTCCACGATTCCCGTCGCGGGGCGGGCTTGCCCTCCAGCTTGACCATTTCCTGCGATCCATCTTTTTTCGAGATGGCGATTTCTGAGACCGTGAACTTCTTTCCCTTGGTGACATCCATCCCCACGTAGCGATCCGCTTTCGCTGGATCCACGTAAGCCACCGTTGCGTGCGGTTTGTACTCTTTGAACGAGGGTTCGGCGAAGTCTCCGTGCTTTTCGAGGTCCGCGTTCAGGCGATGCAACTCTGGGGCAACGATTGGCGCGATGATCGGGGCAGAGCCTTCGGAGTGTTCGCTGACGGGGAATTTCTCGGTCGGGCCGAGCGACGCCTCAAACGGAGCTTGTTCGGAGAGGAACTTGCGGACGCCTTCGGTATCTTCCCCTTGAATCCCATATCTGACGGTAACGTGATTGCCGCCGTCCCCAATTTCTTTTCCCTTACCCGCGAGGTCGGAGTCCGAGATGCGAGAGCGCGCCGATTCTAGGGCTTTCGCCGCTTCGGATTCGGCGGGGATGTTGGCCTGAGTGGAACCAAATTTGTACTTCGGGGTTTCAGCTTCAGCAACTTTCGCAATTTGCGCTGGTTCTCCGGGCGGCTGAGGATGTCCGCTACCGCTGGGTCGTCCAGCAGTTTCAGCAGGGATTCCGCCTGCTCCGCTCGGCTCACGAGGCGGAAGGGCAGTTGAAACGGTTTCATTGGCTGGGGTTTTGGCGGGTTCCGCAACCGCTCCAGATACAACTCGTTGCACCGCTCCACCGTTAGGTCCACGATCTGCTGTATTGTGATCTGCGCCATTTCCCGATTCTACTTTCTTCCCCGGTTCAACCGCTCCCCCTTTTTCTCGTCCGCTTCTGGTGATGAATCCCCCCGGCTTCGGCTTCTCTCCCAACTCCATTTCCAAGTTGCGGGAGTGGGTGACGACGACCGGCTTTTCCCCCTTAGCGACTAACGCTTCGACATCCTTCAATGCCGCATCTTGCCGCTCGCGGGCCTGATTCCACGTTTCGCCGCCTTTCGGAAGCTGGTCAGGGTTCTGCTCGTAGGAGTTCCAGATGGGAGTAGCTTCGCCGACCTTTAGGCCTTCGGTTTCCGGAACGTGCTGCGGGCGGAGGCGAGAATCTTCTTGGACCGGTATTCCTAATTGCTTGCCGACGATGTCTGCGGTCTGTCGGGCGCGGGGTAAATCGCTGGTGATGATCACTGTCGGCTTTTGCTCTTGGATGCCCGCAGCGAGCTTCTGGGCGGCGGCTCGGCCCCGTTCGTCAAGGGGTTCGTCCGTCCAGCCGGCTACGGTCTCGTTCGCCCCCGCCTGGTCGAGTTTGGTTTCCCCGTGGCGGGCGAAGATGATGGAGCCTTTGGTGACGTCAGATTGGGCGACTTGTTCTACTGCGGGTGCGCTGGCTCGTCCTGAATTCTCTGGAGTTCCTTCGCCGAGATGAACCACCCCTGACTCGCCAGCGCTTCCGAGATTTCCTGTTTCGTTCGCGGGTCGCGTGCTAACGCCGCGCGCAGTTCCTTGTTCGTCCTGATGAAGTCCCCTGCGTCCATTCGGGAGGCCATTTTCTTGAGTGCCGCTCTGAGCCGCTCGTGCACTTCCATTGCCCGATTCTACCTCCGCCCTCTTCACCGCTCCCCATTTTTCTGCCGGGACACTGGCTTTTCCCCCACCATCGAGCGCCACACGAATCAGTCTTGAATTGGCGTGGGCAACCGTTCCAGTATCGCCCTTCGGTAGGACAACCCGATCTCCGACTGCAAATGCTTGCGATGGCTTCCCCGGTTCCTGAGTTGATTCGTCGAGCGTAAATCCGGCGGGAGGGGCGGGAACTGGTTCTGCGGCTGCTTTCTTTGCTTGCGCGTCTTGCCGGCCGATTTCTTCATTGATCAACCTCTGGGCCAAAGTCTCCGCTTGTTTCTGGTTGCGCACGATCTCGACTTTGCCGTCGATGGTGAGCTTGCCCTGGTTCAATAATTCTGTGGCGAGGGCGGTGTGTGCCGCGAGCGTCGCCTGCGGCCGCTCTTCGTGCGGAAGTTTCGCGATCTTGTCCCCGATGTCCGCGATCTCGTCCATGCTGATCGAGTGCATGGGTTGGACTTGGCCAGGTAAGGCAAGAGGAGGTTCTCCGGGCTGACGCGGGGCGGGCGGCGGAGGTGTCGGGCTGAAGCGTCCGGCACGTCGCAGAATGTCGGCTGAATGGTTGAGGTTTGTCATCTCCTCCATGTGTGCCGGATTCACGTCGGGGTGAAGATTGAAAGCCGCAGCACGGTGAGCTGCGTTGAATTGCTCAAGCGCCGGTTCTGCAGGAAGATCGACGCCTGTGTAGTTGTAGACCAGGTTCCGGAACAGTGCTTCAGCTCGAGGAACGCCTTCGGGGGGAAGGGCTTCGTAGGGCTTGCCATGCAGGGCGGGACTGAGTAACAGCGCTCCTACTCCGGTTTGTGCGCCGAGTTCCGCGCGCTGCTCGGGCGTCATCTCATCCCAGTGCTCGTAGAGATTCTGGGCTCCCTCTGCGGTCTGCAATCCGATTTGGCCCCGGAAGCCTACGGACATCAGTTTTTGCAACAAGGGCCGGGCCGCACTGCTGGCGAAGAACGGCCACATGCGCGGATCAGCTACAACGCCGCCAGCCATTTCTCCAGCACCTTTCAACACCCCCTGCTCGACCGGATGTTCCTCTTCGGCTTCTGCGGTCAATTGGGCGAATGGGGTAGAGTTCTGCGCCGCCGGATAATCGGCAGGCGGCGCTCCAGTGTGTGCAGCGGCAGTGTAAGGCGCTGCCGCTCCGAATCCTTTGGCCAATTCTCCGCCCGCTTTCGCACCTGCCTGCGCCGCGCGAACCGGAAGCTGCACAACCTTATTGGCGGTGGCGAGGGCGGGCATCACAGATTGCGGGACAGCTTCACCCCCGCCCGTTCCCGTGGTAGCGGCTTCGAGCAAGTCGAGAGCGCCCTCCTTACCCTTGACGATCTGCGCCTTCGGCGGCGGCGTGCTGAAATCAAAATTACTTTTCGCCTCGGGTATCGTCCCGCTCCAACTCGGTCGCCGTTGGTTCATCGTCACAGGCACAGACGGAGTTGCGCCTGTATCCGCATCCAGCGCAAAGCCTTTCGGCGGCGGCGGCACTGCCCCCGAAGAGTCGTCGTCTAAGACGAAACCCTTCGGAGGCGCCGGGATGTCCTGAACTTCAGGCAAGGTTTACTCGGTTGGTTCCGGGCTGTCCTGGGCAGGCTTCGGAGCTTCGGGCGCGGCGGGCGCTTGGTCAAGAAGCGTAGCGACATCTTGCCCGGTGGTATCCGTCGCTCCGTCCGGCGCGGGCGACGAGTCGGCGGGATCCGCAGGCGACGACGAGTCGGCGGTCGACGTCGGAGACGAATCCTCATCCTCATTCTCGTCTTCATCTTCCTCGGGCGCGGCGGGCGGTGTGTATTCTCCCGGTAGGAACCAGAACCGCTCGCTCTCTTGCGCTCCTTCGGCATCGACGTGAGGAACGTCGTGTTCCACGGAGACGGCGTTTTGCCAGTCCGCACCCATCATCGAATTCCCGTTGTGATAGATCAAGCTGATGCGCGGCGCGGAGCCGTTCTGCGATGGCGGTGCGACCAGCACCAGCGCATCGTCCACTACCAGTTCCGTGGGAACCGGCTTGTGATGGCGGAATTGGGTTTTCACCGTCTTGCTGCTTTTAGGATCGAGATCGGTGGGGTCTTTGCTTACGACCGTGAAGGGTTTGCCGAGAACCGAATGCCCGGTCGCGACGCGATGCTGAAACCTGACTGCGGTGCCTACTCCGTCGTTCATAAATTACTTTCCTCCTGAATTGGGTACGAGCATCCATTGCCCGGTTGATTTGTAGTAGCCGATCTTGCCTTGTCCGGCGGTGCGCAGAGGCTTCTCGCCGGCTGGACCTGTCTTGGTGGGGGCTTCGTCGGAAGTGGCCGCTGGTTTCGGTTTCGCTGCCGGAGTTGCCGCGGGCGTTGTGCTTGCCGGTTGTGCGGCCTGTGAGCCTTTTTGCCACGAGGCTACGTCTTGATGCGGGATATTGCCACCGAGTTCTGTGCCCTTCACTTCGTAAGCGTTCTCGGCGCGTTGCAGGTCGTTAGTGTGTTCGTCTTCAATGGCCGCGAGCGCCTGTTTGTATTCTTCGGTTCCGGGCTGCTTGTCGATGTCGAGTTGTTTGCGTGCTTTGCGATACTTATCTTCGGCTGCGGTGATCGCAATCTCTTTGGTTTTTTCCGTCGCCAGGACCTGGTTGGTGTGATCCTTCGCCTTGTCGCCTTTCGCTTCTTTCCAGTCCTGCACCCGCTCCCGCAGATGTTCCAGTTCCTGATGCAGCGCGTAATCGTCTTTGTATTTCGCGGCGAGATCCTGAATGTGTTGCAGGTAGGCCGCGTTTTTTTCCTGACTATTCTTGTCGCGCTCGCTGTTCCACTGCTCGCGCAGGGCGTTGAGTTCTTCTTTTGCCTCCGCGTTCTTAATGGCGCTGAAGCGTTCCCGATTCTCCGTGGCTTCTCTGAGCCCGAGTTCGCCTTGATGGTAAGCAGTTGTGGCCGCCGATTCCGCCAAGGGCACTCCCGCCTTGTCCATCTCTAGGCGTTGCGTCCACGGAGCAAGGGCAGTGGCGCGGGATTGTTCGGCTCCCGCACGTCTCCGGTTCACCACTTCGCTCGCGACCGCTCCGGCGTTCTGCGGGTCTTTGAGTTGCGTGGCCCCCAAGCCGAATCCCACCAGTCTTTCCCACAGCCGGGGCTTCACCTTCTGGGGGTCGATCCGGTTGGCTTCGTCGGCATGTTGATAGCCTGCGAGGTCCGATTTGTACTGATTCAGTGCGGGATTTAAGTAGGAGCCGAGGTCGGGCGTCTTCGGCATCTCCCCCATGCTGGTTGCGGCACCTCTTACATTCGGGTCGTCGGTGACCGCGGGCAACTTCATCGTTGGGGTCGCGGCGGAAGCTCCCTGCGCCGACTGCGCGATGGGAGAAGGCTGCGCCATGGCGGTCGGCGCCATTCCCGGCGTCATAGCCGCAGAGCCAGTCGGCGGACGTGGAGGTCCAAACGGAGTAGCCACAGGCGGGCGTGGAGGTCCGAACGGCGCGGCATCCGGCGGCGCTACAGGTGCTCCCGGCGCGGCTCCATTCGGCGCGTACTGCCGCTTCAGCGCCGCGACCAGTTGGTCGGGCATGGGTGGAACAATGAAAGAAGGCATGAGAGAGAGTTAGCTCTCTTCGTCGTCGTTGCCGCCGCTGTTGGCGTACTTCAGTGCCGCCGCTCCTGCTCCGCCTGCGGCACTGAGAGCGCTCATCCACGGCCCGTAGCTGGCGATTCCGAATTGCGTCAGGTTTCTCAGCGCATCGTTTTGCCCGCCGGTCGCGGTGCCGTAGAGTCCGCCCTGCACTTTGGCTGCTTCGATGGGTTGCTGCGCCAGATTCAACTGGTAACCGATGTTCTTGGTCCAGTCCCCGGCGGTTTGCTCTGCGCCCAACTGATCTCCGAGGCGGGCTCTGTCGAGCGCGAGTTTCCCGATCGCGCCTGTCGTCGCCGTGCCATTCATCCCGCCGGTGCGGGCATTCAAGGCCCGGATTTGCTCGGTGCCTGCGTTGGTATTCTGGTCAAGCGAACTGGAGCGTAAACGATTGACTGCTGCGAGATACTGCGGGTTGAGGTAGGGATCGGCTCCAACATTCTTCCCGGCGCGGAGATTCGTCTGGTCCTGCTTGGCTTGCGTGAGATCCTGCTGCGCGTTATCGAACGAGGTTTGACTCTGGCCGCCGTAGGTGGTGTTCGCTTGATTCGACTGCGCTTGTCCGGGACGTGACGGCATAGTTAGCTTTCCTTCTTCTCTGGCTGGCGCAGATCGAGAACCATGTGCCGCAGACCATTCAGTGGTTTGAAGTGGCGCACTTCGTTGCCGATGGGATAGCTCACGGACTCCAGCGCGGCGGAAATGGTTTCGGTGTCGCGGTCGATCCACTCCGGCACGAAACACTTGGTAAAGCGGAAGCCGTTCTCCCGCAGCACGTCGCACACGATCGGAGCGCGACGGATGGCCGCCTCCGTGAATCGTGGGTCACGCGAGAACATGCAGTACTCGGGAATCGCTTCGAGGGTATGCACGCCGATGATTGAGCCTGCGATCTCGCCCACTTCCGCGATCAGCACTGGATGTTTCGTGAGGTCGCCTAAGTCCATCGGTTGGCCGAGAAGCTTGTCCTGTTCGAGCTTCAGCGCGAGGACCGCGTGTTCGTCCGCCGGGGTGTAGCGTCGCCAGTGAATCTCTGCGCTCATGCTAGAGTTTGCTTATGTCGATTGCTGCTGCCGACCGCTCATGCTAGAGTTTGCTTATGTCGATTGCTGCTGCCGACCGCATTTGCCGCCTTCTTACGGACATCAGTTACAAGCAGGACTGGCGCTTCAAAGTGGTACCCATCTACAACTCCGAGGGACATCCCTGCGATCGCGTCGCGGTTCACATTTGCTATCGGCAGAGAAGCGTCGAGGAGCCAGAAACGTTCGCAGAGTTCTCTCGTTTCCCTTCGCTCCCGACTGATTATTTCGACCACATGACCGACGATCAAATCGTCGACTGGTTATTCCGCATCACCGAGGAAACCGAGATGCACGAAGTTAGGGAGTGGTTCAAGTATCGAGGCTGCCACGTTCGCGATCCCCATCCCGAACTTCACGAAACGAACGGCCCCAAAATCTGACTCTGATTAAAGTTGATCCCATCAAACGACGAACTGGCCCGCACCCACTTCCTCTGCCCCGTCCCGTACTTCGACACTTCGTAGTAAGTCTGCTGGCCGATGGGCAACGTGTCCGAGGTCGCAAAGTCTGAGGTCGAAGAAAACTCCAGCTTGTGTTGAATCGGAGTGCGCGGCAGATTGCCCTTACCCGTAAATTCCGGATTCGTGATCTGGATGATGAACGTTCCCGGCTGCGTGCTCACGCCGAAACTGGCGGCGGGCGGCGGCGAACTCACTGGGGAAGAATGCTTCAGGCTGATCGATCCGGTTCCGGCGCGGTTCTCTAAATCCGAGACTCTTGCCGCCGTCGTAGCGAGAAAGCGATACAACTCATTCTTGTTGTGCGCCGCCGATCGCGCATTCAGCGCGGGCCGGGTAAAGGTTGTCCGCTGACGGCTGGTGAAGTAAGGGGTGGCGCTCATTTTAGTCTTCGTCCGTCCCCGAATCTCTCACCTTGCCGTAGCGCACGCTGCGATGCAGTTCCATGGCTCCGCCGGGAATCGGCACGCCTGAGTTTGCATCCTGATTGCTGTAGAGCACTCCGAATAGCTGGTTCACTTCTTGGGAGAAACTGACATTGCGCGAATCCGGCAAGCCGTCTGAGACGTCGACCGTCGACGGTTCGAGTTCCGCATTCGGGTCTTCCGTCACCGGCTGCAATGTCACTGGCGTGAGCGCTCCGAGGCCGAGAATTCTGGTCTTCATCTTGTCCCACACCAGATTTTCGAGCGTCGGCGATTGCGCGAAAGAGGGTTGATACCCCCAGTCGATCGCCGCCCCGTTATCGGTGAACTGGTTGGGCACGCTCATGTCCACGTAGCCGGTTGCACCCTCTCGCTGCTGGATTCCCGAGAGGCAAAACACCAGTTGCCGATGCACAATCAGCGGGCTCGGAGGATTCGCGAGCGTGCGTTGCAACACTTTGATGAAACGGAAACTTCCGCCATTGGCCGCGCCGTCGTTGTCACTCCATCTTCGTCCGTGCGGGTTCGGCATCAACTCGCCCGACATGGTGAGCATCAGCGGTTCTTCCCAGCCATTGAAGTAGTTGCACACAATGTCGTGATTCGGCACCGTTGCTCCGTCGAGTGGCAGCGCGATGTGCACTTCCTTGCGGATGTTGTCGACGCAAACGCAAACTTGTGAAGAGGCTGATTTGTTGAGCCGGTCCCAAGTGCCCTGCAGTTCCTGCCCCACTTGCACGGCTCTCCCGTTTTCGTAGCGGTAGAGTCCGGAATCTTCGTCGAAGTAAACAATGAAGTCGTCGGCGGTGTCCCAGGCCCGCACGCCGCAAGGCCCGTGCCCAAACCATCTACGGGAAACTCCCCACTGGCTCGGCGTACTTGAACCCGGCGTCACTTCGTAGCCGCTTTTCTCCTTAAGCGAGATGATTTCGCCGGAGATGGTTTCGACCAGGCCGCGCGTGCGTTGCCCGTTCGATTCCGCGATGCCGAGAATCCCTCCGGGGCTTGCGATGTTCGCCGGGTCGCCGGGATTGGAGAAGTAGTGTGACGAGTCTTGCCCCGTGGTGTAGACCATCACGTTTAGCTGCTCGGCGAAAACCAGGTTCGCGCAACTCGGTACAGGGATGGTCGAAAGCTGCGCCGTCACATCGTCCCCGTTCGCTAGATCGTTGTCGTCGGCGTCGAGAATGATTCCCGGAAGTCCAACCAGGTAGCCTCCGGTCGTTGTTGCCGGCGTATCGTCACTGGATTGCCATGTTGCCGTTCCTGCAAGCGGCGTGGGCGAACCCGGTAGTTGATTCTGGCTCACCGAGAGCACCACAAACTGTCCATCGAAAGAACTGTCGGTCACTCCCGTGACTTGAATACGCTGGCCGGGGTTGAGGTTGTTCACGTCTGCGATCTGCGCCGAGACGATGCCCGTGGCCAAACGACTGAGGCTGTAGATTTGCACGGGGTTGTTCTGCCCCATGGCGTCGGTGGGTTGTGTGGGGACCAGCGCTATCGTCCCGCCGGCATAGCCCGTGCCCGGTCCAACTCCGGCCCACTCGACAATGTTGCCGGCAACTTCCGCGAGCACAAACACCCCGTCAAACCAGCCGTTTGGGGTGCCTGTGACTTGGATGGTGTCTCCCGCCTGCAAGCCGCTGGTGTTTGAGAGCAGCGCGGTGACCGCACCGTTGACTGCGCCGATCGATTGAATGGTGGCCGAGAAGGGCGTCACTGGGTCTTGCGCCGGCAGAAAAGTAAATGGCCCCGCCTGCACTGCCCCTTGTACGCTCCATGCCGCGATATCTTCGGCAATAAAGGGGCCGCCCGGCGGGAGAATCGCAACTGGAGTAGGTTGCTGCACCCCGCCGGTGGTTTGCGTGATTTCGCCGCCGGTGGAGGAACTGTTCGGCCCGATCTGCGACCATTGCAATTGCGAGGAGCCTGGGTTCACGCTGGTGATGATGAACGTCCCGTCATAGGTCGGGTCGGTGACATCGTTCACCTGAATCTCTGCGCCCTGGATGAAGTTCGCGACTGTATCGAGCGTGGCTGTGACCACATTGCTCGCGCGGCTGATGGCGGTGACGTTGCCGAGGCCCTGTTGCGGGCCTCCGCCTGAAATCAGTGTCATCGTGCCCGTGGCCGGACTGTATTTCAGATTCCCACCCGCCTGCTGCCACCACACGGAGTAGCCGCCTCCCAGTCCGTCGTGACTGCCGGGATTCTGGCTGACTTTCACGATGGTGAAGGTTCCATCAAGACTGGAATTCGGGGCGCCTGCGATCGTGATCTGCGCCCCTACCACGAAGCCCGGCGGAGGGTTGGTCGGCGTGCCTGCCGGGTTGTAGACAATGGCGATGACGGTTCCGGGCGAGGCCGGGTATTCGTTGCGCGCGATGAAGCCGATGTTCTGCGGCTGGTTGGTGCCGACTCCTGCGCCCACCGGAGAAATTGTTCCCCCCGTGGAGCTGTCGTTGGCGGCCGTCTGCGCCCACTGCACCGTGCCGCCGCCCCCGAGATTCGGGTTGATGGCGGTGATGGTGAAGGTTCCATCCCAGGTCGTCGATGTCGGCACAACGCCGGCCACGGTAATTTCTATACCGACGGCGAGGCCAGAGAGGGAATTCACCACCGCACTCACCACATCGCTTGCGCGAGCAATGGTCGCGATCAAATCTTGCGGGGTAACGAAAGCCGAAGCCGCGCTCGCGCTGGTCGCCGTGCCGCCTGTCGAAGCGGCTGCCGGTGGTTGCGTGCTCTCGGTCTGGGTCCAGATCAGCGTGGCGCCGCCGTATTGGTTCGGACCTACTCCAGTGAGCGTGAAAGTTCCATCGAAGGAACTGTCGGTCACGCCGGCAATGACCACTTGCGCGCCTTGCGCAAAGCCGGCGAGATTGTCCACGGTGCAGGTCACGACTCCCGCGGCTGTCCGCTGGATGAATGTGATGTTCGCCGTGCCTGCGGCTGCGATCGACGAAAGGAAATTACAAAGCAAGGGGCTGCCGGGATCGATCGGGACCTGACTTTCGTTCAGGTCGATGCGCGCGACAGCCAGATAGCGCGGGCCGCTTGCGCCGATGAAAGGCAAACTGGAAATCGCGGCCGTCGGAATGGCGCGCGGGGCAAACGTGGTTCCGGTTGACGGGATCGACGAGATGATCGCCGGCTCATAGACCGGGGCGCCGCTCAGGTACTGGTAGAAACTCAGCGGCGCCGTCGCTCCGGTCGCAACCGCCGCCACATACACATTCAAAGACTTCAGGTTCGGCCAGGATAGAACCGGGTCCGTCAACCCCAGCACCGAGATCAACCACTGCGGCATGCGCGGCCCGCCATAACCTGCGGCGTTATAAGCTGCCGCGGTTGTGGGGCCGGGAACTTCGTTCTGCTGCTGGAAAAATACTTCCAGGCAGTCGCTCGCCGCCGTGTTCGTAAAAACAATGGGTGCGGTCCACTGCGATTCTCCCGCCGCATTCTGATAGGCGAAGCAGACGTAAACATCCTGCCCGGAAGAAATGGATCCCGAGGGCGCTCCCGCCTGGCCTTTGATGCTGAGGATTTGTTCGGGAGCTTCCGGCTGGGGAACGAATTGCGCTGCGCCCGGAGTCCACTCAGTCCATACGCTTGTGCCGTTCGGGTCCGTGACTTGTGCAGGGTTCGAGACCACGCCGCTGCCACTGGCCTGTGTGACTGTGCCGCCGGTCCCGGTCTGGTTCACGCCACCACTGACGGTGTAGGAGATGGTATTGCTGCCGATCGCGGTGATGGTGAAGTTGCCGTTGAAAAAAGGGTTGCTGTTGCCCGCTACCGTGATCGCGCTTCCGACCGTAAACCCAGAAGTGGATGCCACGGTGAGGATGGCGGTGTTGTGGCCGAGAAAGCCTGCCTGCTCCCGTGCGGCGAGTATCGAGGTCTCCGCCGAGGCGGATGCACTCAAGTATCCGTCGAGCACCGGCCACGTCGGTTCCACATTCCCCTGCGTTCCCGGCACGATGCAGCGGAACCAGCGCGACGGATTCTGCGAGGTCCGAACCACATCCCCCACCAAGGCGTAGCGTCCCGGCGTCCAGATCGCCCCGATAGGATTCTGCGAGATCGGGCTGACTACTCCGGTCGGCCCGTCGAGCACCATCGGCGGAGAAAAGGCGCTCATCAGGTTCGAGAACGCCATATGGATGCGGTTGTAGGCCTTCGCCGTCTGCATGGAGATTCCCGGCACAGGCAGGACCGGCAAGGGGATGGGCAGAGGAAGCGGCACCATGGCCCCGCTCCCGGCTGGGCTTTCCTGCAGAAGCGTTCCCTGGCTCGTGAGCGCCGCCACCACCTGCTGCGGATTGTTGACCAGCACATCGAGCGCATCGACGCCGGTCATGTCGAAGGGCGGCAGATTCGGGATGAGTGGATCCACCCCGATGGCATAGCTCATGGTGTGCAGGTAGCCATCGCGCGTCCGCGGGGAACGCTTGCGGAAGCGCATGTTCCGGCACACCACAGCGAGCCCGAGCGGAATTTGCGTGGCATCGTCGTAATTGGCGAGGCCGCCAAGTTCCTTGTCGGGAAATGGAGTGTAGCCGGAAAAATCCATGGGTTAAGGAAGAAGCCGCTCAGGAAAACGGCACGGTCACGGAAAGCACCGAACCGTCAGGGAAGGGAAGCGGGCCGCGCTCAGTCGTACTTCTGCGGCACGTCGACTTCGATGGTGAGGCCCTTGAACCCGGCGGCGGTCAGAGCGGCCGCAACGCTGGCGTAGGTTCCGCTAGAGAGTTCCGTGCCGTCGCTCGCGAAAATGCGCAAGGCGTAGTTCGCGTTCGTCGGCGAGGCTGCGTTCTGCTCGACCTGGAAGGTGAATCCAGAGTAGGGCAGCACGCGGAAGGCGCTGTTCGGCGGCAGGGATGTCGTCGAACCATTCAGGGTGCTGGGAATCTTCGCCCGGTCCGCGTAAGCCGGATTCAAGGCGGTGGAGAAGTTGAGGGTTTCGCCCGGCGTGCCGATCGCGCCGCCGTTCAGATAGCTGCCGGAAAGCGCGCACTGGAAAACTTTCGTGATGAAATTGTCTCCCGCGGCTTTTCTTTTTCGGAGGTAAGTTAAGACGTTTGCCATGGTGATGTTTCTCCTTGAAATTCTCTATCCCACAATCGGCGGCGTGAACTGCCCGCCAGCGCCCGCCCACTGGGTTCTTCGCCCGCCCAGACGGATGTTCTCGCTCATCTGCGACTTCGAGAGCAGACAAACAAAGTCGTCTTCCGCCCGCTGCGCCATCTTCACCAGTTGCTCATGCACCGGGCCGCCTTCTGCCCCCGGCCCGATGGCTGAGATCAGTTCGCAGGTCCAATAGACGAAAACATTCAATGCGCCCTTGATGAAGGTTGCAGCGTCGTTGTTCGCCGGGGAGGGAATGAAATCTCCGCGAATACGCAGGTCTACGATCTGGTTGCAGGGCGAGAGGTAAATAATCCCTCCGCGGAGCTCGAATGACTCCACAATGTCGGAGTCCGAAGCTACGGGCTGGCCCGCGGCGGCGGTGTTGGTGTCAAAAACTTTCCCCGACATCGGCACGGGCTGCCAGTCGATATCGGATTGCCCTGAGAGTCTCCACTCAATCGGCGAGCTTCCATCGGTTGAATCCGGGGTGACCAGATTCCCTAACGGTTGCCCGTCTGCTTGATACGAAGACAGGTCGGTGGTGTTGGCCGGAACATTGGTCAGCACCACCACCTGTGTGTCGTAGTTGAGCCCCAGCGCCTGAAACCGATTGTTGATGTCGGTGTTCACCAGGTCGATGAAGTTGATGATGTAGTCGTAATCGGCGTAGCTTGACTTCGACCCATACGCCGTCTTCATCAGCGTCTGGCAGCGGAGCGCAACGGTTTTGATCAGGGCCAACGGCTTTAGTCCTTGTCTTCGTTCTTCTCTTCTGGTTTTGCGCCGCGCTTCTTTTCCGCCTTCTCATTCTTGGCGGCGTCACGCTTCAGGTCAGTGAGGTGTTCTTTCAGCGGCTTAATGCGCGGGTAAAGTTCGAGCGTTTGCAACTGCTCTTTCGTCATGCGCCGCGCGGTCATCAGGCCGCCATCCGTGTCTTCGGTGTAAAGCGTGCCGTAGGCGACGAAGGGATCGACGATGTACCCGCACTGGCATTTCACGGTCCCGGTCTCGATGCGGCGCGGGCACATCGGGCACTTCGCCGTCTTCGATCCCGAGGCCGAGCCGCCGCGTTCGAGGAACCACGCGGGCGCATCCGTCAGGACACCCACGTTCAACAGGTAGCTCACGCACTGGTTTTTGCGGTTGCCCCGGTTTTCCCGAATCGCTTCCTTGTCGGTTGAGCGGAAGGCGTCATTGGCGCGCGAGACCGTATCCTGCATGTGCGCGAGCATGCGCGAAAAGGCTTGCTCGGCGGCCTGCGGCAGGGGCATGTACTCGTTCCACCCCACCGCCGCGTTGAGTTTCTCGTCCAGCCACTTCCCGTTTGCATCCTGGGGAAGATGTTCGCCTTCGTAAGCGAAGATTCCGCCCTGGGTTTGCAGCATGTTCTGCTGCCGCACCATGTCGCAGGCGAGCACCATGGGCAGATCCACGGTGGCTTTCAATTCGGCGTAGGAGTCGGTTTTCCCCGTGCCCCGAAATCTGGTTCCGGCGCTCGCGTAGGGAGTCAGAATCACGTCGTAAGTGATGGGAATCGAGAGGCCGCTCGCAAGCACAATGCGGGGAACGTGCGCATCCCAGAGATCGCGTTCGACGGGGACTCCGATCAACCGCTTGTTCTGGTGCGCCGCTCCGTCCGGGCTTAACGTCCAGGGGCAGAGGCGGCAGACGATGGCGGGCTTGAATCCCCGCTGTTCGGCATCGCGCAGGGCTTCGTTGTAGACTTCGACGCGCTCCCGCTCGGCGGGGGCCATCAAGGGATCGACGGTCATGGAACCGCCGGCGAATTTCTCTCTAGCGCCGGTGTAACCGATGGTGGATGGGGCTGGCATGGTGTTTATTTCTCCTGTGGGTGTGCTTGGGCCTGCCGCTCCGGAAAGTGCTTTGGGGGTCAGGCGGGTGTGGTGCTAAAGTGTTTTTATGGCTCTTGATCGGAAGCTATGGCCGCAACCGTTCTCGGAAGAGGCGAACGCCATGGCTCTGATGCGCGCGAAGTTTCAAGGCTTGATTCCAGAAACCGTAACCGACGAAGAGTGTCTCGACCTGATGCTGAAGTTCGCCGAATTCCAGAGCGCGTACATCGAGAACTTGATGAACCTGCTCAACACGCTGCCCGTGCGACACATGATGTTGGTGAAACCGTGACTCGCAGCCGTTGCATAGAACTCGCCGTCATCGTTCTGCTGCTCCTGCTCTGGCTCGACTGGCGCATGGTGCGAAACCTAGCGATGGGATTGCTGGCGTTTCTTCACTTGCCCATCTACCTCATCGAAAGCGGCAACTGGCGCATCTTTCTGCCGGTGCTGGCGCTGGCTGCGTTGATGATGGCCGTCGCCGTCGGAATCGATCTCTGGAAATGGATCACTCACCGGGGAACACGATCCAGTTAGAAAGTGAAGCTGTCGAGAGGGAGCCATTCAGATGCCGATGAACCGCCGCAACTTTCTTCGCACCTTAATCGGTGGAGTCGCCGCCGCCGCTGCCGTCAGAACCTTTCCCTTCCGGGTGTTCTCGTTTCCGAGCAAGCCGCTGGTGCATCAGGCGACGAACCAAGAAATCCTTGCGCTGCAACTAGAGCGATTCGGCCACAGGATTCCTGATCTCATTGCACGCGACCAAAGGCTTTACCGGATGATGTTAGAAAGTGAAGCTGTCGAGAGGAGGCACGGCGGCGGCGCTCACACCATCGAAGAACTGATTCTCCTCCGCGGCGACGTTCGCGAAGTCTGTCCAGACAAAGGCTTCTTGCCGCTTGGGTCAGCCCCGCCACGCATCAAGAGCATCGACACCGACAACCGAGTCATCGTCTGGGAATCCTGAAATCTACTTCGCCGTCCCGCACACCAGCCTGAACTCAAACCCTTCTAATCGTGCCTTCGATAAATCCGGCTTGCGGTTCCATCCCACCGGCGCAACCAACTCTGTCTTGTCGGTTACTTTGAAATCGCGGACACAATCGAGCGCGGGCCAGACCACAAATTCTTCCTCTTCCGGTTTGGGCACGCACTTGTAGCCGCCGCGCCCGTCGGTGACTTGCTTTTCATCATCATGGCACGGCTTCTCGTCCTGAGCGGCGACAACCGGAAGCTGCGATGCCAGCAAACACACAAGGGCCAACAGGCACAGGCACGCAATTGCCCAGCAGAATCTAGTTCCCCACATGCCCCATCTCAATCCCTTGTGCTCGCAGGGTCCGCGCAATCCCTTCGCGGATGCGCCCCGCTTCAAGCGAACTCGACAGCACAAAGCTGATGTCGTCTTTGTATTCCTTCGCCAACTCGTCCCGCTCTTTCTTTTCCTGCGCGTCTTCTCGCGCGTGCGCCTCTTGCAGCGCCGACAGTTGCCGGAAGGTGGGATCGACGATGTTTTCGGGCAGGCTGGTGTGATATTCGTATTGCGCGATGGCCCGCTCCATCCATGCGCGGGACGGAATCTCGTCGAACGTTGCGTAGGTCACTTGCTTATTCACGGGATCAAAGCCTTCGCAGAACGTCCAGTACAAGCCCTTCTCCGGCCACGGCCCGAGAATCTGCAAATTCGTTCCCGGAACTTTCCACTGTTCCCACCAGCTTCTTGAGCATCCCCCTGCACCTGGTTCCCAGTGCACAATCGCCCAGCCCTTCAACTGTGGCCAGCGCTTCACCCAGCGCATCTCCTTCACGATCCGGAACGCTTTATTGCTGACGTGCATCCCGGCAGGCATCTCGACGTGCACCGTGGTCTTGTGCGAGGTTCCTTCCTGCTTCAGCGAAACCGGGACGGTGACCATCTCTTCGTCGAATTCCAGTTTGTTCTGGTCGAGGCCTTTCACTCCGGGTAGATGATCTTCGAACGCGCCCCCAGAGAGGTAGCGCACTTCGTGCGCTAGCACTGCCAGATATTTATTCTCGCCGTAGGGGTTGGTGCCGCCGACTCGACGCAGGAATCGGTAGACGTCTTCGGTCGAGCGGCAGTTCGGCGGGAAAGCGTCTTCGCGCCAGACGGGGCGTTTGATGGAGGTTTTCATGCGTGCGGGATCGCCATGATGTAGAGAACGTCTCGGGTCATCGCTTCGTAGTCCTGTGGGTCGCAGTCGAACAGGGAGTGCTCCCAGAGTTCGGCGAAGCAACGCACTGCCGCCGCCGCTCTCTCCGAATCTACAGCCCGTCCGATGGCGTCGCGTGGATGATCTGCGAGGTTCGGGTTACTTTGGTTTCTGGCCGAATGGAACCGCCGCGCCGTAGGATTGCTTCCGGAGGTAATCATGTCGAGAGCTGCAACTGCAACTGCGCCCGCTCGTCCCAAAGTTCAGGACGTGGAGAAAGCTATCGGGGAAATTCATCCCGACGGGCTGAAAGAAATCACTTACCGCTGTTCGAACGAGAAATGCGACAACGAGCAGGTCATCCGCTACTTCGCCAACCTGCAAGTCTTGCCGGTGACGTGTTGCACGAAATGTAAAGCCGGATTCGGCATCGAAGTCCCGAAGATGCTGGAGTTCCGCGTCGGCATGTTCCCCGTCGATGGCTCCGAGCGCCGCTTCGAGCGCTGAAAAAGGTAAAGAAGAAAGGGCGGCGGCTGCTTGAGGTCCGCCGCCCTTCCGTTGGTCGCAGGCTATCTTATTCCGCTCGCGCGGCTTACGGCCCTTGTCCAGTCAATCACGTCCAGTCGTTAGTACCCGAACGCTGATCCCCCTGGGACTCCGCAGCCTGTGATCACGCCCTGGGCCGCGGCGTTATCGAGGTAGCACTGGCTGAAGTCCACCATGCAACTCGCGTACTGCAAGTTCGGCGTGCCCCCGCTGTTGTACGTGTTGTACACGCGGCTGCCGAAGAACTGCAGCCAGTAGGGATCGGCGAACTTCACCCAACCGAAGGCGTCGGGCACGATCATGTACCAGGCCTGCTGGTCGGCGTGCTGGCCTTTGACGATCATCTCGCCTTCGAGCGTCACCGCTCCCCGGAAAAATGGATCGAAGCCTTCCGCCTTCCCGCCCGACAGTGGGATGTATTCCATGTCGTAGCCGATTTCCTTCAGCGAGTTGATCTGGGTTTCGTGGGTGTACCAGAAGGTTCCCTTCAGATCGTCTTCGCTGATGCGGGCGTTGCGCTGCAGCTTGAGCAGCATGATCGCCGAGCGCGTGATCGGGTTGTTGCCCATGTCGAATCCATTGCTGACGACTTGGGGCGTGGTCGAGCGCGGGATGCCGTGCAGGTTTCCCGTCGCCGAATACGAGATCAGCGCGCGCAGTCCGTTGATCCAGACCGGCGTCCCGTCGGTCAGGCCGCCGTAGCGCACGATGTCGTTCGTGTTCGAGCCGGCCGGCGCGTTGCCCGCGTACTGGAAGTTGTTCTGGCTGCCCATGAACGCGGTTTTGTTGGTGATGGTGAGCGAACCGCGGCTGGTGTTGTTCGCCGGGTTCACGATGTCGGGCGATTGCCCGATTTCGATGTTGCGCGCGCCGAAGGGCATGGTGTTGACGTTCGCCACGCCGTTGGCGGGAGCCGCTGACAGCGTAGCCAGGTTGCCCGTGCCGTCGGTGTGCAGACCGATGTCCAGCCAGTTCTTGTGCATGACGGTCAGGTCTGCGAGTGCTTCGGAGACGACGTTGGCGATGGCGACTTGCTCGACCTTCTGGCCGATCAACGCCACTTCTTCGGTCCAGTTGGTCGAAACCGAAATGCCGGTCGGGGTGACGCCGCCGGCGATCCACGAAGGAGCGTTGCCAAGAGGCGCGGCGCCGCCGTCGGGGTTCACGTAGCGCGAATCGCCGCCCGCGTTCGCGATTTTCTCCACGATGCGGAACAGGCGGTTCGATACCCGGTCAGCGCGCTGGTTGGTGAAGCGGCTGGCCAGGGCCTTGCTGGTAATCAAAACTTTGGGGATGCGGGTGGTCACCCGTTCCAGGGTGAGGTTGAGCATCTGAAATACGTCTAAGGTAGACATGGGTTAGGTTCTCCGTTGTGGTTGGGCGCGGGCAGATTCACCCGTGCAGTGGCTTGCCTCTCGCGAGTCTTTACGGCTATTGGTCCAGCTTCAGCACCGCGCGGAAGTACTCCGGGCCGCCTTCTTTGGCGTTCGGATTCTCGGCGCGCGCAAGCTCCATCGCTTTCGCGTGGAACTGGTCGCCCGAGGCGGTGGCGGGGAAGTTGGTCGGCGTGGTTCCGGAAGTTTTCGGTTCCATGCGTCCGGCCGTGGACTGCGAGTCGATTTTGTTGAGACGGTCTTTGTTGGCGTCCACGATGGGAGCGCCGAACTGACCTACGACAGATTCAAGGAGCTTCACTACCCGCTCCTTCATGTAGGTCTGGTTGAGGGCCACGCGCCGCTGCTCGTAATCTTTGGCAGTGGGCGACAGTCGATCGCGTTCCTGCAAATACAGGTCGTTCTTCAGCATCCGTTCGGTGAGTTCGTTCCAAACGGTTTTGGTGACCAACGCTTTCAGTTCATTGGTGAGCGCTGTCTTGTCGAGAAAATCCTTAATGAGCGGGGAGATGGCCTTGTCGGTTTCCCCAACGATGCGGTCCTCGCGCTGATTAAAAGAGGTTTCCGTGGTTCTGGCATCGCGGGCTTTCGAGTCTCGTTCGATCTGGTCGGCGCGGGCCAAGCGCTCCTGCACCTCTTTCGGTAAATCCTTGGTCGCGTCGGCGGCTTTTGTGCCCGGCTTCTGGTAGCCGTTCTTGATGAAGGCTCCGAGGAAGTCGACGGCACCCTTCAGATCGGTGGCGAAAGCTTTATCTTCGTCGTTCGTGGCGGCTGCGATCAGCTTGTCGGCCAGTTCGCCGATCTTGGCGTCGCGCACGCCGGCGGAGAAGTCGATGAGCTTTGAAATCGAGCCATCGTTCTTGAATGCGCCGGGGATGTTCGGATCGGGGACGGGCTGGCCGTTCTCGTCCCGGATGAAGGACATCGGAACCAGTGTGTCCATCATGAACTTGTCGAAGTCTTCCACCGTCTTCACTGCAGGCAGGCCGCGATCGAGCTTCACGAAGTTGGCGTTGCCCTCAAGTGCGATGTCGAGCGCTTCCATGCTCGGAACTTTTTCAAGGAACTGGCTGGTCTGGGCGGCCAACCGCGCGTTCTCCGAGAGGGTTTCGACGGTCAGCCCTTTCGCGGCGAGGAAATCTTTGACTTCCTGCGGGGCTTCGGCGAGGGCGGCGGTGATCTTCTCGGCAGGCAAGGGGCCGAGTTTGTCGAGAGGATTCGCGACGGCTGCGGGCTTGGCGGGCTCTGCGGCGGGTTTCGCTGCTTCGGCGGCGGGCGTGGCCGATTCTGCTGGTTTCGCAGGCTCGGCGGCCGGTGGCGCGACTTCCGCAGGTCTCGCGGCAGTGAGTTCCTTCTCGACTTCGGCGGCGGACTCGCGAACAATATCTTGAATCGAAGGTTCAGCAGCGGGTTGCGACGCGGGCGCGGGTTGTGATCCGGAAGTATCCGGCGCAGATGCTGGCGCGGGAGAAGAGGCGGGCGCAGCTCCAGCGGCAGGTTCGGCCACGGCTCCCGCAGCGAGAAACAGCGTCCCGGTGTAGAGAAAGAAATGCAGCAACTTGCTGATGAGTAAGTTCATTGTGCTTGTCCTTTTTGGGTTGTGCTTGGAGTGGGTGGTGCTTAGAAGATTGGTGCTTTAGAGAAAGCGTCGGTTCTGGTTCACGGAATCATCGAGAGCGGTGAAGACCTGAGTTGCACTGCGTCGACGGCGCGGTTCCGGCTTTTCTAAACCGAACGGGTCCTGCCGCTCCTGCGTTTTCTTGTAGGGACACTGCTCGCTGCCTTCATAGTGGCCGAGAGAGCCACAGGTCCCGCAGGCTCGATAGCGTCCGTTGATTCCCATTTTTCAAAGTCAGATTGTCACTGAATACTCATCGGCGCGAGTGACGCTCCCGGTACCGGTGGCACAGGTCCGGGCTGCGGCGCTCCAGCAGGTAGAGGCGGGGCACTCGTCGGCTCTGGTCCACTCGCGGCGGCTCCCGGCCCACCCGGTCCCGGCATCGGCGGAGCCATCTGCATCTGCTGCATCATGCGCAGCTTTTCGAGGTAGAGCATCAGGTTCTGGAAGCCGGGCTCGAATTCTTCCAAGAGTTTCGCGCCGTTCTTCAGTCCATAGATGACGACGACTTCGATGGCCTGGTCCCAGTAATCTTTCAACAAGTCCGCGTTCGGCGCGATCGAGCACTGCATCTCGGGCGCGCCTGTGACCGCGTTCGGCCCTTCGCTCGGCGGCTGCTCGATCAGCTTCGCGACGTCGGCCTGCACCCAGCGCCGGGCATCTTCTTCCGGCAACTGCATATCGGGAGGACCTAAGTAGCGGATCATCTGCCGCCGGTTCTGGTAGTTGTTCAGAATCTCCATTAGGATCGGGTTCTCTTTGCCGCGCTGCAGGATGAACTCGATCATCTTCATGTAGAGATCGCGCTGCTGTTCAAAGCCCATGGGGTAGGCTTGATCGGCTTCGGGGTGGGCATGCGCTTTGCCGGCGAGATCGGCGAGCCGGATAGGTTCGTTGCGCTTGGCGTCGGGGTTGTCGTCGTCCTGGATCACGTCGTACACGTCATCGACGGCGTTCGCGGCGAAGCAATCCACGCTGAGATTCGAAGACTGCGCGGTTTCCTGCCGGATCATGTCCCAATCGCCCCAGAGCACGCCCATGGCGACGCGCAGGGCTTGCTCCTGGCCTTTGGCGGTGTCGATGTCTTTCTGGGTGCCGCCGTAAGTCTGGGGCACGATGCGAGTCAAAAGCTGAATCGTCATCTTCAGCGCTTCGCTTCGCTTGAAGACTTCGCCGGAAATTTCCGTCTTCAACTGCATGAAGACTTTATTCAGGTCGTTGTCCATCCCTCCCGCGGACATGGGAATGCCGATCATGCGGCCCGGCGGCATGTGCTGATTGTTTAACTGCTTTCCCACCAGCTTCATGTTGTAGAGCAGCACTCCGGAGGCGAGCCGGTCGCAGTACTCCTGCAGCGTGTTCTCGTTGTCGTTGATCTCGTCCTGGATGCACATCGCCGGATTCACGCGCGAGGTGGGGAACAACCCAATGTCGGTTCTCACTCCCGCCCAGGACCATTCCTTGTGCATGGGACATTTGCGGCCGTCGAGCGCGTCTTCGCCGAGTGTGGCCAGACAGAGCCCTTCCGGGAATTTGTCGTGCAGCGCGCCGGCGTCCGCTTTCTTGTCCAGGTAGTCGAAGGAGTCGGGCTGGAAGAACGTTCTATGGTAGGTGGGCAACATCTGCGGCGTGATCAGGCCGCGCTGAATGCTTGGGGAAAGAGCGCGCAATCGCGCAATCCGCTCAATTTCCCCGTCCGGCGCCGCGGTGTCCGATCCTCGCTTCACCATGTCCCAGGCGTCGGGATACATGCCGCGCAACGCGCCCGTGAAAATCTCCGCTTCCAGATCGATCAGCGGGGTATTCAGCAAAGGCACGCGGCTATCGGCGCGGGCCATGGGCATGGCATCGACCTGCAGGCAGTTGAAAATCGATTGCTGCACCTGGCCCTTCACCACTTTCTTTTTCCCGGTGACCACCGGCATCTTGGCGGTGATGCCGGGGAAGAAGTGTTGCGAGCCCAGTTTCATGCCGCAGCCGGCGCAGATCGCGCCCGGAGGCTCCGGCATGTCGGCGGTGATTTGCGTGGGGTTGTCGGTACCGCAGTTGGGGCAGGAATAGCGGTGAGGAACGACTTGCTGGTAGTCCCAGTCGATCACATCTTCATAGACGGGATCACAGAGGCGCTCATCCATGGTCCAGCGGGTGTAGCGGAAATAACTTCCGGCGTAGAAGAAAGCCTTGAGCTGCTGTTCGAGCATCTGGCTTTCGTTGTTCTGCCGCCCGATCATCCTGGCCGCCCGGCTCCGGGTTTGCGCCGCCCGGTTGTCGAGGTCGTCTTCCGCGTTGTCGGGCCACCACTCCACTCTTGGAATCGAAGCCTTCAGGACGGAGACGTAGACGCCTTCGAGAAATTGAATGTAGTTGTGCGAGTACTGGTAGAGGTTCGCGAGATTGGCTGCGTTGTTTGCGTCGGCGATGCCGCCACCGCCCGACATGAACGGGTTGTAGTAGGAATTGGTGTAGGGATCGAGGATGCAGAACTGGTTGTCTTTCGAGTACTCGATGGCTTTCAGGGTGTCGCGGATTTTCAATCGGCGCTGGATGGCCCAGCTTTCCTTCAGCTCGCGCCGGATCATCATCAGGTTGTCGCAGATGGGCTTGGTCAGGCCGATAGCGTCGAGGCGCTGCTGAATCTTGCCGCGGGCGGGCGAATTGCGGGCAGGCTCCGCCCCTTGGCGGTATTGCGAGGGATCGATGGGGGGCTTCGAGAAAAGCCCGCTAGGATTTGGGGAGAGACCCAATTACATCTTCCGTTTCAGCCGGTGCATAGGGTGATCTTCCGGGATCGCCGGCATGTCGTCCGCATCCGGTTCTTCGTGATCGCCACTGGCTTTGCCTTCGTGCGCGTCCATCAGGCGGTCGAGGTGCTTGTGGAGCTCGCCGCGCTCGCCGTGAGCGAAGAGTTTCTCGTTCTTCTCCTCTTCACCCATTGCCATCGGTGCGGCGGTTTCCTTGCCGCCTTCCGGTTCGTGCACCGGATCGTGCCGCACTTCGTAGTGCGTTCCCGCTTTGGGGGAGATGTGGATGCCGTGGAACTTGCCCATCTTCTTTTTTGCCATGAAAGTTGTTCTCCTAAGCCTGTGGCGGCGCTGGCTTGCCGCGCAAAATCTCTTCCATCATGTTGGCCGCCTTCGCCTGTAACTCAGCACGCTGTTTCTGGTCGTAGTCTTTTTCTTTTTGCTGGTGCTCTGTGGCGGCGGTCGATTCCAAATAGCTGCGGATGGCGCTCGGCCTGGTCCCGACTTGCTGGATGACCGCGCCGATCCCGGTCGGCTGCTCGGATTCCTCGGCCTGCGCTGCCGAGAGTTGCGGGGCTTCGTCTTTTTTTACAAAGCGTTCGTCGAGATGGAAGCCGGTCGAGCGGAAGTTGATCTCGTCCACCACGCGGGCATGCGCGTATTTCACCTCGGCCAACTCGCGGCGCAGTTCGAGGATTTCCCGCTCACGGTCGGCGTAGCGGGCGCGGGATACGAAGGGGAGAGAGAAGGTCATGACTAGTTCAGAACCAGCACAAACGGAATGTTGACGGTGGTCGCGTTGGTGATGTTGGTGCTGGTGATGGTGGTCTGCAAAGTGCCATTCACGCAGGCATCGGTGGTGTCTTTGCCGTAGGTGTTGGCCGTCGCGCTGGACCCGCCCAATTGATTTCCAATCGGGGCTGATCCGATGATGTCGATCAGCGCCGTCGTGTCATCTGAACAGGACGCTAGATAATAAGACGTATTCGCCAGCATCGTGAAGGTCGTCAGAGAGGTTCCGCAAACTGACCCGGTGGCTCCGGTGCTTTGCTGCCCGATGTGCCAGCGCAGGGTGAGCGTGGTGCCTGAAATTGAATAAACGCCAACATCGACGTGTCCGCCAGCGTGAAGCGTAGTGACGTTGATGCAGCCGGTCGCCCCGAGGAGTCGCTGGTTGGTGTTGTAAAAACGACCGATATGATATTGATTTGCGGTGTAGGCCGCGCCCGGACCGGGGCCAACGAATCCCCAGTTTTCTCCACCTATCATGTAGGAGCAACCCGACTGACATCCGATTGCGGCAACCGCCGAATCGACATAAGAGTCGGTCGCTACTTTCGTATCGTTGCTTAAAGCAGATTGCTTCGTAGCGGTCATGCCGTTCGCCAATGCTCCAGCCACGACCCCAGCAGCAGGTAAGCCCGAGGCGTTCGTTAACGTAGCTGCCGAAGGCGTCCCGAGATTTGGTGTCGTGAGCACGGCATTGGTGATCGCTGTGCCGCTGGTCAGAGTAGACGGCAGATCACCCGCTGAAATCGCAGCATCTACGAAGTTTGTTCCGTTGTTGCGGAGATAGTGGCCCGCCGTGGTTGCGCTCGTAATCGAGAATCCCGCGGCCGGGAAGTTCCAGACGTTCGAAGAGGTGACGGTGGCCGCGTCCGCCGCCGAGTTATTCGCCACGAAATGGATAGCGTTCGCCCCCAGCGTTCCGAGTCCGAGATCCCCTGACTGCCCGTAGAGGTAGATTTCTCCCGCTAGGCCCGTTAGATTGCCGGTTCCGGAGAACCCGCTGCTGTTGATGCCAAAGTCGCCGTAGTGCGTCGTCGCGGTGCCTTGATCGTTGTTGACGATGTAATCGGTGCTGGCGCTGGCTCCGGAGTTCGTGTTCTGCAATATCATCTGCACGAAGGAGTTCGCGCTGGCTTGCCCGCTGTAGAGGATGTTGGTGTCCGAGAAACTCAGCGTGCCGACGTTAAACCCGGCTGCCGTGAGCACACTCGAAGAGTCAGTGATTCCAGTGTCGCAACCAATCGTCGTTCCTGAACCGGAGTAATAGCCAAGGCCCGCGGCCGCGCAACTGCCCACCGTTCCCGAGCCGCCCCCGGTTGCCGTCATGGTGAACGTCGAGCCAGAGAATGAGCACGACATCCCAGTCGAGCACTTCAGGGCGGCGTAACTTGTGGCCGTCCCCAGGTTCGAGGAACCGTTAAAGAACTGAAGAATGAACCCCTGAGGGGGCACGGGCGAGGCGAGAAATTCCTTGGGCACGCGCACATCGGCCATCAGCGGCGGCACCTGTTTAGGCACACTTTGGGCAACAGCCGCCAAACTCAACAGAGTGAAGACCAGAACAGGGAAGAGGCGTTTCATGATTCCAGAGTTCATGGCTACGACCACTCCCGCACGCGCACCTGCGTAGCTGTCACGGTGGCGCTGAGGACCTGAATGTAGACCGTGGCCGGGATGGAATTGTTCGCCGGATCCGTCATGGCTGGGGAAGCGAAGCCAAGTTTCCCGCGGTAGGTGTTATCCCCAAGCGGCAGCACTTCGCCGGGAAGCAAGGGGTAGCTGGCGACGAAGTTGTCGTCCGGCTTCTGATAGACCAGGCCTTCCGGCGCGAAGTTTGAACCGGTGTAGCCCTTCGGCGGGCACTCCTGGATTTCGACGTACTTGGCGAACTTCGAGGCGCTGATCTTCACTGCGGCGCCGCCGCTGCCGTTGATGGCGACGATGGTTTCGCTCGGGTTGCTTATTCTTGTGGACATGAAGGTTGAGTCGCTTTCTGTGCGAACTGCTGCTTCCACTCGGAGGCGTGAAGCTGCTCGGTCCAGTCGCGCTGATAGCTCTGCTGGGTTTCAATCACAGCGTCGATGCACTCGCTGAGGTCGTCAGCGAGTTCCTGTGGGGTAGCCTTTTGGTTTGGCACGGAGTCGATGCAGCGGATGATCTTTCGGAACGTGCGAGGGAAGCTTCGAGAAATCGGTGGAAGCTTCCCACTCTTTCAGCTTCTCCGGGCCGCCGATCTTTTCCGGGTGCGCCTCAAGAAAGTGTTGCTGGGCTGTCGATTCGAAGGGCATTGTTCTTGGCGCAAGTGTGTTCTTCGGGCTCCGTCCACTCGCGACGCTTGTCTCTCTCGCACGCGCTGCACCGAGACAACTGCGGCGGTTCTTCCACTTTCATGATTATTCACTTGACAAGTTTTCTCCCACATGGGCAACCGCGAGGACCAAAGTTCCCTTTACGGGCACTTCCGCTTGGCCGCTTCAGTTCCCGGCGGGCCATAGCCTCAAAATATGGGAATTATATAGATGACTCGCTCCTTCGACGCTTCGCATATTGATTCCTTCGCTTCCGGCGCTTGGCCGCTTTGGTCTTTGGTTTCGGACGATAGGACAGCACGCGGTCTGCGATGCGGTCTAGTTCTGGGGGAGTTTTCATGCTGTCAGTTCCTTGTAGGTGAGATGCTTTCCAACTACCGCAACTACGAACGAGTCCAGCCGCTCCAAGGTGTGACGGCTCACGTTGCCGACATTCAGGCGGAACGTGAACTCGTCCACATAGCGATGAAGGTGCTTCTTGGAAACCTGATGGTAAACGCCATACACTCCGCGCTTGAGCACTGCCCAGACGGATTCGATGCTGTTCGTGCTGACTCCGTTCTCGGAGTAGTTTCCAGCCGTGTGATTGATGGACTCGTGACGAAAGAACAGACCGTCAAGGCCGATATATCCGGTCGCCTCATCCGTAAAGATCGTAGAGCCTACTTCGACATTCGCATGGACGGCCGATTGCAGCGCAGCCATGTCAGTTGCTTCGATAGGCATTGCTACGGTGCGTCCACCGCGCTCCCTGAGTCCTACGACAGCCGTCTTGCCGACGCTGCCACGTCCAGCTCGGAGCTTCTTGTGCTCGTGCTTGTTGCGCTCCTTTCCGCCAATGAAGCATTCGTCTACTTCGACAATGCCGCGCAACTTGTTAAGGTCATCGCCAGAGCCGCACGCTTCGCGCAAACGTTGGAGCATGAACCATGCCGACTTCTGGGTTACGCCGATCTCCTTTGCCAGTTGCAGGCTGGAGATGCCCTTGCGTGCGGTTACGAGCAGGTACATGGCATAGAGCCACTTGTGCAGGGGAATGTGGCTGCGCTCGAAGATCGTGCCTGTACGGATCGTGAAATCGAGGGAACAGGCATTGCAGCGAAAGAAGCCAAGCTTAGGTTGTTTGCCGATGCGCTCACGGCTCTTACACTCAGGGCAGAACGCGCCGTCAGGCCAGAGCCGAGATTCCAGATAAATCCGCGCCGACTCAGGCGTCGGGAACATCTCGAAAAGCTGAAAGGTGCTGATTGTGCTTTTGCTCATTTAGCGACCTTCCCGGCGAAGTTGCTCAAAGAACTCATCCGAAGGCATCTTGAGTTCGGGATTAACCTCGCGCAATTCATGGGAACCCATAACGATCAACTGGTAGGTAGCAAGCGCCTGTTTTACGACCTTCGCTGGGCGGAGTTCTTGTTTCTTCGAGATTTCGGCAATGACCGATTTTTCGTTCTCGGTGAACTCAAGCCCCATGTCATCCGCAGCGGTTGGCTGTGCCAGATGGGTACGAATCCAATCTTGATTACCGAAATAGATATTCAGCGCCCCCGTCTTACGGTCAAGCTCAAATACGTGTTTTTCGCACCAGAAAATGAAGCCATTAGTGGAGAGCGCTGCTCCGCACTTAGGGCAACTAATAGTCAGCGCGTGCTCAAGTTGCTGAATGCAGGTTGCGCGATACGCACCTTCCGCGTCAGGAAGTCTACGAAGGCATTGCAGAGCATCTTTTGCGGCCTCATAAAGAGAAGGCCACGCGGCAGAGTCCGGTGTGTCGGTCAAAGTCATAACGTCCTCCATGCCGCTATAGTAGATAACTCGCTGCCCTCTGTCAAGAACTTTAGTCGCTTTGTTCTGAAAGGGTTAGCGACTCATGTATATAATTACCCAAAATATCTAGGGTCACGGTGTGAGACGAATGTCACAGCCCCATCCCTCGCGGCTTCGCTCTTAACTGCTGCAGCGGATGATCTTTCGCCAGGTCTTGCTGATTGCCGCCGGTGTCGTTCTGTGCCCCGGCTTGCTCCGAACCGTATTTGCAGTTGCCGCAGGAGAACGTGTCGGTCTGTTCGTCCTCGGGCTCGAATTCGTTGCAGCAGCCGCGATCGAGCGAGACTCCGCCCTCTACGTCGACCTTCGAGCAGTCGCCGTCCTTCGTCGCGCCCTGAAGCTCCATATAGCCAGCCTGGGCTTCAGGGATTTTGTTTTGGTCGGGAGAGACCCCGGACGGACCCGCACTTTGGGGTGTGGCCGTGGGAGCGGCAGGGCCGCCCGAGGTCAAGTCGTCAGACATTGCCATCGGAGGCCGCCTTTTAGTTGATCTGGCTGATGGTTAGCTTTGCGAGCGTGGGGCCAGTGGTTTCCGCCGAGGAGGTCTGCGAAAACACGATGTAGAGTAAATCCTGGTCCTGAACGTCCGCGGTGATGGCGCCAGTATCCTGCTCGGGGGCGACGATGGCCAGCGTGGTGCCGGCTTCGAGGCCGTCGACCAGGAATCCCCCGGGCTGAATCGTGCCCGTGGTTCCCGTGGTCTGGGTCTGCAAGGTGCAGGTGAAGTCGACTGAATACGCCGCCGTGGTGGTGGTGTGAACTTCGAGCAGCGTGCAAAGCGCCTTCGGGGTTCCCGTGGAGAAGTCGGTGACATCCCCGATTTCGACCAGCACTTCCGGAGCGGTGCCGCCGGTGGTGGGAGTGTAGTTGAACCGGCCGCGAAGCTCGATGTCCTTCGGCACATAGTTCAGATAGCCGGTGGGCAGCACGACTGTCCCGAGTACTCCAAGCTGTCCCGCCGTCAGCGCCGGGACCGCGTTAAACGGCCCGTACTCCGTCTGGAATCCCAGATAGGGGGTTCGCGAGGGAACGTAGCCAAAAGCGGTGTGATTCTGAATGTTGGGGTTGTAGACGTTCGCCAAACCGCCTGCCACGGGGTAGAGCGCGAAGGTGGTCAGGGGTTTCGGAATGAAAGCGTTCGATCCCGTCTGTCCATAGGCCGTGTTGGTGAGAGCGCAGGCCGGGGTGACGGTCTCAATCGTGGTCAGCGTGCAGTACGCCGAGGTCATCGGAAACCAGTAAGCTGTGGCGTAAGAGAGTCCAACTCCTGCGATCCAGCCGACTTGCCCGGTGGCGGCCGCCGGCGCGTTGAAGAAAATATCCAAGGCGCCTGCTGAGGTGTAGTGCGCCGTAGCGGAAGCCTGGCTCACGCCCCCGAGCACGTCGACATAGGCCACCCAGACATACTGCGCGGCGTTGGTGAAGCCGCCGGAAGCGACCGCGATGGTCGAATCGCAAACCGTGGTCGCGAGAAGCGGTGTCGGGCAGGTGGCAACTGCGGTTCGCGTGGCCGGAGCTCCGGTCGAAGTCGTGGCGGCGCCCGTCGGCTGCGGATTCCAGTACTGCAAATAGGGCGCGCGCAAGTCGACGATCTGCACCGTCGGGTAGACCTGGGCGGCGGTAAGCTGCGCGTTGGTAATTCCCGAGGTCGAATCGATCACCACGTCGCCGATGCCTTTGGCGATGGCGTAGTTGATTGCGGCTTCGAGTCCGCCGTCGTTCGAACTCACGCTGAAACCCGGATTTAGATGAGAGTTCGCGAAGGTGGCGGTAAAGGTGCAGTTGTAGGCGCTCACGGTCGAGGGGCCGGTGACCTGCGTCGGAGATGTCACGGAGGTGGGGGTGACCGCCTCCGAGTTGGCGCCGTCGGTGATGTAGAGCGGTTCGTTCACCGCAATGGGATAAAACAGTTCGTAGCTGGTGCCGACTTTGATGTAGCAGCCGTTGAGCGTCACGGTCTGCGCGCCGGACGAGATGCCGGTTTGCGACTGGAACGCCCACTTGCCGAATTCCGAAGCCATCACCGCGCCGGCGGAGTTGGCGGCGAACTTCGGATTCGCGAAGGCCTGGCCGAAAGCCGCGCCAGTCAGGGCAATCGCGAGCAAAAGGGTTGTAACGACAGCAGTTTTCACGGACTTCATTGTGTTCCTCCGATGGAATTGAAAGCGAAAATCACAACCAAAAACCAACCGAAACTCAACCGCGGGAAGCGGTGATGACCGAGGCCACGAGCAGCGTGGCGGCGAAGAAGAAGACCGCCCAGCGCGGGTTCTCGTGGAAGAAGCGGATCAAGCAAGAAGTGTGTAGCCGTCTTCGAAGGCTTTCGCCGGCGAGAACGATTTATAGCCGTCGTCGTAGACCACGAAGTAGCCGCCGACTTCAGGACGGTGTTTCTCCATGAAATCACCGTCCACTTGGAAAGGCGCGTAGCCTTCATCGGCGGGGGTGATTGTCGCGCCGCGTTTCAGGCCGGCCGCGCCGCACGTTCGTTCCCAGGTGCAGCGTTCACAGTTTCCGCAAGCCGTGCCGAGCGTGAAGGAACCCCTACACGTCGCTCCGGACCAGACCGGTAATTTCTCTGGCTCAATCTTCGCGATCTTCAGCGCCCAAACTTTCTTGTGACACTGGTATCGCGGCATCTCGCGTCCGGCTTGTGCTTGTGTGCTCATCCTTAACCCTCTCGCGGCCAGTAGAATCAATCACTTACGCAGGCTTTAGGTATAACTAAAGCCTGAAAAGCTGTTTCCAATCCCCTGTAAGTTGTTGATGTTTCCTTTCGACCGTAAGGAAACGGGCCGCTGGGCGTTTGTTTCCTTTCGCATGGGTTGGGAACATCGAAATCACCCTCGGGTGAGCCTCACAATGATGCAGGCGACTGCAGCGAGGCCGGCGAGGGCTCGCGCCCCGATCCCCTGGCGCCATCGCGTCGTCCGGCTGGGTCCCTTCGCTGGATCGATCTTGCGTCCGGGGATATGGCCTTCTGTGCGGGCCTTCTTGAGCCCGTCCTTGGTGCGCTCTGCGATCACGTTACGTTCGAACTCGGCAAACGTCGCGAGGATCCCAAAGAGGAGTTTCCCCATGGGTGTGGTGAGATCGAAGCCATCCTTGACGCTGATGAATTCCACTTTCGCGGCGAGAAGCTTTCCTACGGCAACGTGGAGATGTTGCACGGAGCGGCCGAAGCGATCGAGGCGCAGCACAGCGACGACCTGGATGTCGCGCAGGCCCTTGGTTGCGTCTGCCATGAGCCGGTCGAGCTGGGGACGCGAGGCTTTCGTGCCGGAGACGCCGCGGTCGACGTACTCTTCCACGATGGTGTGTTTCTGGGCAGCGCACCAGGCGCGCAGCTCGAGTAATTGAACTTCGGGATCCTGTCCGCGGAATTGATGAGGGCTGGAGGAATTGTGAGAGGAGGGGTTCTTGCCGCAGAGTTCGCACTTGTCGGTGGAGACGCGGGCGTAGAGGGCGACATTCATGGTCTACGAAGCAGGGGCTTCGAGCGGGGCTACTCCGGGTCCCATGCCCATAAAGCTCGGTATGCGCGTCGCGTGAGTCGTTGGAATCATTTCAGCAGGGCTCTCACCCATGCCATGATCTCCGGCGCCCTCGCCAGGACCGCGGCGAAGGCCATCACGATCAGATGACGGCGGAACTGAGTCTTATCCCGCTTGCGCTGGTTGCAACCCAGCGCGTCGATGCCGCGAAGCAAAGCCTTGGGGGAGTAGTCGCCCTGATATTGGAGTGAGCGATCAATCTGGTTGTAGGTGCCCAGGCGCTTGGCGGTTTCGATGGCGGATTCCAGTTTGGGATCTCGCATGACGGGAGGGCTTAAATAAGCGTCGGTAACCAGCAGCGAGTATTCGAACACTCCGCGAAACGTCCGGAGATCATGCCGGGATGAGTCCTTGGCCTCGAGTCCCCTCTGGTAGAAGTTCGCAATCGGAATAGTCCGGCTTCAGGTCGAGGGAAGTCACGAGTTCGCGGGCGAGCTTTTCCCGGACCCAACGGCAGGCGGGGCACTCTTCGGCACACTTGTGCCCATGGCGGTCGAGTTCATGCGCAAAGGGTGCGAGGTTGGCTCGGTTGTGCTGCATTTTGGTTCTGGGAGTTCTTGGCCCAGGCTTCGTCGTTACAAACACAGGGGCAGGCGTGAGTTTCGCAGTGATGATGTTGGGCCTTGAGGCAAGGTTCGCACATCTGCCGCTTCAGGCGGCGCTTCGAGGAACTGTAGCTGTGCGCTCTTCGCCAGCCCGCTACCGGCGGAACGTGGGCGAAGTCGAGGAAGTTCACGCGCTCACCGCGCCACTCGCGATTTGCCGATAATGTTGCGCCAGATGCTTGCGGCTCCGGGAAAGTCTAGCTTTCACTGTGCCGACAGGTACTCCGAGTTGCTTCGCGACATCCTGCAACGTTCGCCCGTCTTCATCAGAGATAAGAAGGCATACGGTTTCACGTTCACGGCTGCGCAGTTTTCCGATTGCTGCTCGCAACAGGGCTAGAGATTCTGCCCGTAGCAGCAATTCTTCTTGCGTGGGCCGCGAGCATCGGTATTGCTCTTCATCGCTCAACCGTTCTGATACTCTCCGCCTGAGTCGCTTCAGCGCGGCGTTGACGACGATGTGGTGAAGCCAGGTGGAGAATCGAGAACGTCCTTCAAACTGATGAAAATGCTTCAGGGCGCTCAGGAGGGCATCCTGTACCGCGTCTTCCGCCTCAGCCTGGTTTGGCAGATAACGGCGGGCGACAGCCGTTAGGTGCTTGAAATCTTTCGGGCCGAGATTCGCGAAGGCTTCCACGTTACGCCGTGACTCTCCGCAAGTAGCTGGCCCACTGAATCCCCGGCTGATTGAAAAGTGCGCGCGAGGAGGGATGGAGTTCTTTGCGGAACGACCGCGCGTAGGCTGTGCGATCTCCCGCCATCGGCATTTCGTAGTGCAGCTTGTCCCCGTAGTTATGGGCCTTGGCGAAGGGCAGGAGATTGCCCACACCGAGCGGACCGTCCCAGACTTTCTCTGCAATGGCGACGACGATGCTTTTCGCGAACAGGAAGATTTTCCCGTTCTCGATGAACTTTCCTTCGCCCCAACTCTTCAGCTTCCGCACTTCGCTGCGCGGCAACACCTTGGCGGGTTTTTCCCAGCGGTAATTCTGTCCTGTATAAAAACAGGGAACTGGATCGTTGGCGGGCATCTGAGGTTCGGAGGGTTGAATCGGAGGCGCACTTCTCCCACGAAGAGAATGTGCTTTGAAAAGCGCCGGGCATCGACCGGGTATGGGAGACACAATTTAGGCGGGCGGCAGAAGAGCGGTTCTCGTTGGGCGTCCGCAGACGCGGCGATTTCGGCTCACTTTCCGCCGCCCGTATCGCAATCGAAAGTAGCAGAGAAATCTTAGAATTGGTTCATTACGAAAGTGTCTGGAACTTGGGTCTACGAAGTCGGGGCTTTGAGCGAGAATTGTGGGATGGGTCCCATGCCCAGAAAGCTCAGCGTGCGCGTTTCTTTAATTTCGTTTATAACGCCGATCCACACGAGCACCGCGCCGAGCCCGATCTGAACGAACCCCATCCATGTGTGGTGAGCGATGACGGCCCCCATTGCGACCACGATGATGCCCATGACCAACTTCATGCTTTAGCCTTTCCTCTGCGGGCGCAGATCGTCACCAACAGAAAGTCCTCAGTCTCCACCGTTCTCACCCAGAGCATCTTCGATCTAGGTCTGGGGCGGGGCTTCTTGGGGGAAGGCTTGGCTGCGGGCTTCGTCATTTGTTATGGCGCTCCTCGGATTGGTGGCAAGAGGGGTTGATAAACTACGGCTCCGCACCATTGACACTGATGCTGCCAAACATCCTCCGCGACATGCAGGATCGGCCCGTGATGCCAGCCGAAGTAACAGGCAATTCGATGAAGCATCTTACGGCGTCACTTCCCACACCGTCCCCACACCGTTCGCTCCCCCAGCGCTGGTCACACCGTACACGTTGCCGAGTGAGTCGAAAATTAAGTTGCCCACCGGAGTTGCGCCGTCGCCCGATCCGCCAAAGTTGTGTATCACGGTCAGGCTCCAGCCGCCATTGGTTGCATTTTCGGCCGGAGGCGACAGCTTGAACAAAGTTCCCGCGCCGTATTGCCCGCCGAGGGTGGTAGTGCCATAGAGATTGCCGGAGGAGTCGAAGGTCAAAGCTTCCGGGGATTGGCCGTTGTTTCCATTGAAGGCGAACAGAACTTTTTGGGTCCAGCCGCCCGATCCGTTCGGAGACAGTTCGTAGACGTTGCCTTTGCCCGCCGCGCCGCCCAGCATGGTTGCGCCGTACAGATTGCCTTGCGAGTCGAAGATCACGCCAGAGGGTGAGGGGGACTTGCCGTTGATGCCGTTGAAGCTTACAAGGGTGGTTATCTGCGGAATGCTCGGCTGGTATTCAAACACTGTGCCGTCGTTGGTGGGGCCGCCCCCCGACAGGGTTGCGCCGTAGAAGTTCCCCAGGGAGTCCATCGTGAGTCCGGGCACGGGATAGCTTCCGGCACGCAACGTGCCGCCAAAACTGACCTTTTCGACGGCGGACCATTCATAGCCGCAGCCGACGCAGGACTGCATTTCATAGAGCGTGCCCTGTCCCCGATCTCCGCTACGGAAGCTGGTTCCCCAAAGGTTGCCGAGGCTGTCGAAGAGGATTCCTGCGGGCGTCCCCGGCTCGGGAAAGTAATCCGCATAGAAGCCGTGTAAGAGCTTCACCACTAAAGTTCCTTTGGGAGCATGAGTCAATTCAAAGACGGTGCCGTCATCCGCAGTCGCCGGATAGCCTCCGCCCGCAGATGTGCCGTAAAGATTCCCTGCGGAGTCAAACAGAAGAGAAGAATTCGGAGTGTCGGGGCTCACGGAGCCGGTGCCGAAGTTGTAGAGAATGGTTTCCACCTGCGAGGGTGAGAGTTCAAAAATCACGCCCGTGTTGTTGGTGCCGCCGACTGAGGCCGTGCCGTAGAGGTTTCCGGAAGAGTCGAAGATCAGCCCCCCTTGCGGGTTCTGGCCGTCCGATGTGCCGGGGGCGAAGGAGTGAAGGATTGATTCGGTTTGCGCGGCCAGAGTCAGGGAGCAGAGAAACAGAGAGAGAGTGGTCAGTAGGGTTTTCATTTTGGTTTGTCCTTTTGTTTTTTCCATCGAGCCTGAACAGCGCGACGGGCGGAATCGGAACGTTCCTTTGGGGAGAGCTTACTGTTTGTGGCTTTGGCTCCGCGCTTGCCGAGTTTCGAGAGGTACTCGCGGACGGGATCAGTTTTCACGGAGGAACGATAGCATATACGCGGCGGACGCGCAAGGAGTCTTTTGACTCACGAAGAACTATCTTGACATACGCGGCGGACGCGAATATAAATGTACTCGTAGTCGGGCCGATCTGAGGTTCCAGCCCCAGACCAGCCCTAACCGAAACGACCTGAATGGGAGGCCGAATGGCTCACGCAACTCTAGCACGCCCCACCCCCAGCATTTCCACAGCCCTTTTCTCCGGGCGCATCCCTAGTCAACCTCAAGTTTCTCTCTGCTGCCACGTCTCCCCGGAATCAAGCTGGGGCGCGGGCGATGCCCTCGAATGCAACCAACCCGCAGTGGTTCATCACGTCGCTACAGAAATGGATTACTGTGCGCGGCACTGGAAGGAGGTGGGCCGTGGCTGAAACATTCTCTGTTGTTGGAGTCAGCACCGAGGAATTAAAGAAGCGCCTTGCCGAAACTTCCGACCCTCGCTACGCCGCCGAGATTCAGCGCCGGGAGCGCCAGCAACGCGCTCAGATCATTGAAGAGCTCGCCGAATTGAAAGATGAATTGTACCGCTCGGGCTGGGGTGACGATGTTAACCCCCATACCGCTCACGTCCGCGATGTTCTCGACAAACTCATTCAGGTGCTGGAGACGCATTTTGCAAACGAGGTGCGCCGATGAACCGCGAACTGGCCCTCCTCAACTTGCTCGGCGTAGTGCAGCACGCCATCGGCAATCTCAACTTAAACGATCCACCAGCCGCGCTCCGAACACTGTTGCGGGGACTGGAGTTCTACGACCAGGCAGTCGAAAACGAAAAGAAGTGCGCGGCTAAGGAGGCCGCTTAACCATGAAATATCTCAAATGCTCAATCGACGGCCCAAACGGTTCGGGCAAAACTTGTACAACGGCTCAACTCGCCTGCGGGATCGCCAAGGAATACGGCGACGGCGGCGCCGTTCACGTCTACGATTCCAACGATCGCTGGGGTGCGTGGAAGGTCCACATCTTCGACAAAGAAAAGATTCCCGTCGTCATCACCGTGGGAACCTCTCTTGCCGCACTGAAAGAAAGCATGGACCGCTTCCAGGACGATCAGGGTGCCGTCTATGTCTCCGACGATCTCACTGTGCCGTGGACGGAAGGGCTGGCAGCATTCGCCTACGAGAACGGCAATCTCCCCTTCGACCGCAGGGCGCAATTGATGAACGAGTGGAATCGCTTCGTGCTGCCCTTCCAGGCAGGAGAGTTTCACGCGATCGCGTGCGGACGCCTGGGCTACTGGTGGGAGAATATCGAAGACCCGGACACTGGAGATTTGAAGCTGGTGCAGGGCGACTCGAAGTTTAACGCCGGCGGCGGACAGAATTTCGGTTTTGAATGCGTGCTCGAAGCCGAGATGCGCCGGCGCAAGCGAAGAATCGCCGGACTCCTGCGCGGCAAACTGATGATGGAATACGTCTGCGACATCGTGAAGGATGCCGACTCCATCATCAACGGCCAGCAGTTTGTGTTTCAAGGATTCGAGAACGGCAAAGGCTACAGCCAGGGCGACTACAAAACCGTGCTCGACTGCTTCCGCTCCCACATCGAATTCCGCGCCAAGCTCGGAGCGGCGAAGCGCGCCACATCGGAAACCCGTGACCTGATCGTCCAAGGGAAAACCGCGTGGGCGCTCGACAAAACCACCCGCGCCGGACTTCTCGAAGAACTGGGGAACCTGCTTGATCACTGCTTCCCTGGGGGAGAGAAGCGGTCGAAGATCGACGCCATGTATCGCACCCTGACGCTGGAATACTTGAACGGCTTCACGTCCTGGTCGCGGATGGAAGAGGAAGTCTCCACCGTCAACTTGCAGCGGAACGTAGCCATCGTGAAGGCGCTGCGGGAGCGGCTCAACAAAGGGGAGAGAATCAACAATCAATCCGAACTCGCCGGCATCCTGCACCTATCCTCCGACGATGTTCTCAAGCCGGGGCACGGGGTAACCTTACTCGAACTCATGCTGGCGAAGAGCGTGGACGCGGTCAAGCCGAAGGGACCGCAGCCCATCGTCCCCATCATGGATAATTGGCCGAATCGGGAAATCGCCGGAGACTAAAATCCGGCTAGGTCGAAACCGGGTTTAAGCTGTCCCCGGTCCAGCCGTGAGAGAAGCGGCTGCTGAGGAGACCCAACGAAATGAATCAACTCGTAGGCCGCGACGATCAAGGCAACCCGTTTCTAGTTCTCATACTGGAACCGGCCAACATTCACAAGATGGTGAACGAAGCCAAGCCGGTTGATCTCCGGGTCGAAGCCTTGTTCCCCGAGGGAGTTCCCCGCAAGCTGCGCCTGGTCATCGCGCATTCGGAAACGCCGGTGCGGGATGCGAAGGAACTCTCGAAACTCACAGCAGTCACTCTTGACGAGCGGATTCCCGTCGCCCGGACGAAAGTTCCTCATTGCCCCGAATGTCACACCACCATCGAACAGCTTGGAGTGTGGCGAAACGAATCCCCGATGGCTCTCGCGTTTTGTGTGGGCTGCGGCTGCGTGTTCGGGATGGTGCCGAGCGAAGTGGCGAAAACGTTGAAGCCGTAAATTTCTGCGGAGTCAGGCTCCGCACTGAGAAGACCCAACATCTATGGATAAGCCGCAACAGCCGCAAGAATTACCCGTGGATCACTGGAAGTCAAGGGCATATGACGATCAAAGCATTCTCTACCGCATCGCCGATCTGCTGGAAGAACTGCTGAACGAAACGCGCAAAATTCGGAAGGAACATATTTGATCCGCCGCCGCCCCATCCCCCGCACCAAGGAGAAGCCGGAATTCTCCCAGCACTACGAGACCATCCTCGACGGAGCCGTTCTCAAATACCGGGATGGCCGGGAAGTCTGCGTAGACTCCCCGGCAGGGTGGCGCGAGTACAAGCGCCGCGTAGAGGCCATGCTATTGCGTCAGAATGGCCGCTGCTGCCTGTGTAAGCGCCGGTTGGCCCTAAACCATGCCACGTTTGAACATCAGCGGCGCAGGGGCATGGGAGCAGCATGGCGAGACGACCGAATCTCTAAGGATGGTCAGGACTGGAATGGGGCGGCGCACTGGACTTGCAACTCAGAGAAGGGCTGAGACGTGTCCGGCTTGAAGCATCTGGCGATGTGCTGCGCGAGAGGGAAGGGAATTTTCGCAAGCATGGCGCTGGCGGCTTTCCTCTTCATGCTGTCCGATCCGAAGAGTGCCGCGCCTCTATCGAACCAATCGAGTCCGCTGCCGGGTTTCTTGAAGTGACCTGGGGACTGAATCTTGATTCCCAGTTCGTCGATCACGACGTGCTCTGCCGGGTTCGTCAGATGCCGCGTGTGCTCATGGCCGTCGCGGAGATACATGCGCTTTGCCTGCTTCAATCCTTCTAGTCTCCAGTGCGGCGAAACTTGCCCGGTTTGAGCGAAGCGGCTGAAGCTCTGCCCATACACTTTCTGCGATCGAGCGATCGGCATCAGCGCCGGCACATCGCCCCAGAGAAAGTAGCTGCCAAAGTGCCACCTCGCATAACCGACCCATCGTTGAGCGCCGCGCACATTCTCGACGATGAGCGGAATTTCCCGTCCGGCGGCCGCGCATGCCTCGCGCTGAATTCGGAAACAGGCATCGAAGAGAGCGTTCAACTCGGCAACCCGTTCGAGACTTTCCCGGTACCAGGCCGCAAGAGCTTTGGCTTTCCGCCACGGCATCGCCATATAGCTGTAGCGCTGGCAGGGCGGCGAAGCCACAATTACCGCCGCGTCGACGAACTCCGATCCGTGAACGCTCAGACAATCTTGCAGCACCAGCTTACCCGGATAACCGCCCGTCCCATAGTCGTGCCGCTCCAGATCGAATCCGATCACGCGGTACCCCTCCGACAGAAAGCCTTCCGCCCATCCGCCCAACCCGCAGTACAGATCGATGCAGAGAGGCTTATCACTCACCGGCGATTTCCTCCCTCCACACCTTCTCCCGCTCCGCCTCCACTCCATCCTGTACTCCCAGTAACCACTGCCTCTCGGCTAATCGTCCAGCTTCCACGCCGCGCTGGAAATCCCGCTTGCGGAAATATAAAAATATTCCCACGAACACCGCCGCGTCTATCAGCCAGATCGTCACAGTCGCACCTCCGGCACTTCCACTGCCCCACTCAGGAAATCTTTGAAGCAAATACTCATAAACAGCGGCACAATGTTCCGGGCGTAGATGCTCTGGAGGGTCAGCGTGCTCAGACCTTCGAGAATGCGGCGGACGTCTTCCCTCAGACGGGGGCTCTGGGTCAGTTGGTTGACCTGCTCCATCAGTTCGGAAAGGAGTTGATCACGGGTCATGGCTTCTTCGCCTCCACAAAAAATCTGACTCCCTCATGCCGGAACTTGATCTCCGACAATCCCGCCTGCTGCAAAGCTTTCTCCATCCCCCGCTCCGTCTGGCAACACTCGCTCTTGCCGGCCAAGGTGAGCACCTTCCCGGTGAAGTGCAGTACTAGCAATCCATTGAGCAGGACAAAGGTGCGGAACAAGAGAGCCTTCGGACTGGGGAACGCCTGACGGAACTCGCTGCAGGTGAAGCGCGGGCTGTGCAGCGTGGCCCGGAAGATGCCGCCCGAGTTGAGAACGCGGTGGATCTCGGAGAGAGCTTGCGGGATGTGCATGTAGGGCAAAGCTACGGAGCATACGACGGAGGAGACGCTGGAATCAGGCAAGGGAAGGTCTTCGCCTCGAGCGTGGAGATAGCGCCAGCCGCGGGCGGAGTATTTCTGCCGGGCCAGCTCTAAAGCGGAGTCGTTGATATCCACTCCTATGAGGGAGGATTCTTCCGAGATGCCGAATTTCCGCCAGGAGTCGCCGGCGCCGCAACCTAAATCTAGGATCATGGTGCTCATGGTCTATGGGTTCCTCTCTTCGGGCGCGGGGCTACCGGGTCCCTGCCCTCGGGCTTGCGTGCTCGTTGCGTAGGGCG